GTAGGAGTTACAGCTAGTCAAAGCAATGGAATTGCTAGATTTATTTTAGGAATACGAGCCAATACTCTTCCATCAAAAGCATTGAGGCTTTTAAAAGAACAAATACTTATTATGAACTTAAACATTGATATAAAAGTTTATGAAGATACTGCTTCTAATATTATAAAAATTGGATATATTTCAACAGACACACCTCAAAATGTTCATTGGACATTAAAAGTGGCTGAGCGTGCAAATTATGATGACTTAACACAGTCGACATCATTAACTGTTTTAGATACAACAGGATTAACAGAGATATTAGAGACTAGTAATATTGGAACCTCATCTCTCAGTATTTCAAGTAGGGCATTAGACTTATACAATACTAAAACAACCACTATAAATTTTGGTGGTTCTGCTACATCTATAAATATGGGAATTTCTGGTGGCACAGTTTCCGTTGCTGGAAGTCTATCTAGTAATCAACTTATATCAACTGTCACCACTGGAACGGCACCATTGATTGTAGATTCAAATACTAAAGTTACAAATCTAAATGCTGATTTATTAGATGGATCTTCTAGTGAATATTACTTAAATTATAATAATTTAACGAATTCTCCAACAATTGGGGATGGAACTCTTACTCTTGCGACATCAGGACTTGGTATTTCTGGTAGTACAACTTTTACAGCAAATACAACTTCAAATTCTACGTTTACAGTAACATCTAATGCTACAAGCTCTAATGTAGCTTCAACTATTATAGCTAGAACTGCTCAAGGTAGTTTTTCTGCTACAGATATGAGTTTATCTGGACAGGGACTATTTGCCCCAGGTGGACTTGGAACTCCTTCCATTTCTTTTTCTTCAGATATAGATACAGGAATATATAATCCTATAGCAGATAATTTGGCATTTGTTGAAGGTGGAACGGAAGTAATGCGTATTGATGCCAGTGATAGATTACTAATTGGACTAACTGCATCATTCACTGGACTAACTTCTAATACAAATATTTCTCCAAGATTACAAATAGCTGGTACTACTTTAAGCACTGCAGGTATGGGATTAAATAGATTTAGTGATGATACTGTTGGATTTAGAACAGTATTTACAAAAAGTAGAACTTCAAGTATAGGTCAGCACGTAATAGTAAATTCTGGTGATGAATTAGGATCACTTTCATTTGGTGGATCAGATGGAAGTCAAGCTAGAGAAGCCGCTAGAATACAAGTGAGCGTTGATAGCGCTCCTAGTTCAGCAGTTATGCCTGGAAGAATAGCATTTTTTACAAGTCCTACTAGCTCAGCAAGTCCAGCAGAAAGAATGCGAATTGATTCCAGCGGTAATATAGGAATAGGGACAGGTTCACCTAATGCAAAATTGAATATTGTAAAATCAGAAACTGGCACTGTTGAGATAATGTCTTTAAATAATAATCAAACAGAAGCAATTGTTGGAACAGCAATTAAATTAGGCTATGGGTCATCAGGCTATGGGACAAGAATTGTAAATGAAGGCAATCCTAGCACTGATTTTCCAGGAAGTTTAGTTTTTGAACGAGGCATTGGGTCAAGTACTTATGCAGAATCAATGCGAATTAACAATATAGGTAATGTAGGGATAGGAACAACAGATCCTTTAACAGAATTACATATCAACAGAAATACTGGAAGTCCAGCATATACTATAATAACAAGTGCCAATTTGATTGTTACTGGAGCAAATGCAAGTTCTAATGTACTTGAGATTGATGCTTTTGGTGGAACAAGCCAAGTAATAGGAAGAAGAGCAAATACCTCATTAGCCACTCCAACAGCAGTCGCAAATAATAATAACGTTTTAATATTGGCTGGTAGAGCTTATAATGGTACTGCATACCCTACCACAGATGGTGCTAGAATAGCATTTAATACTAATGGTGCTCAAACGACTACTGCAAGTGCTCAAAATATTATTTTTTCGAATACTAATGCTGGAACTACATCATTAGCAGAAGCTATGAGAATTACTGGTCCTGGTGAGCTTTTAATTGGTTACACTACTACCAATACAACAGCAACTTCCTATAAATTACAAGTTAATTCTCAAATTTTTGCTACAAGTGGAACAATAGCAACATCAGATGGAAATTATAAAGAAAATATTGAGCCACTTATCGATGCTTTAAATATTGTAAATTCTTTAAATCCAATTTCTTTTAATTGGAAATCACATCCAACTCATAATTTTGATTTAAAGAATAAAACTGTTGGTTTTATAGCTCAAGAAGTGCAAGAGGTTTTAAAAGATAAGCCTTATGTAAATAGTATAGTGAAACAAAATCAAACAACTTATTATAATGAAAATGATGAAGAAATAAATGAGCCATTTTTAGGTATTGCTGAGGGCAACTTAATTGCTATATTGACTCGTGCAATACAAGAGCAACAAGAACAAATTAATACTCTTAAATTAGAAGTAGAACAATTAAAAACAATGGTTCAATAACCGCAAAAGAATGTGGTTGTATTTCACTTAGGGTAGGGTATTATTCCTACCCATTTTTTTATTTGAGCCGATAAGGAGGATTATAATGACACTGTATTTACCCGTTGTGCCTTCGCGCATAGATAGTTTTGATCCATTACCAATAGTAAATATTGACAACCCTGACGATCCATTTGGAACACAACTATTAGATAGAGAAAATTTATTAAAAATTTATTATAATGTTTCTCCACTAAATTCTGAAAATGATTATACTCATATAGCTGTAAGATTTCTAAGCGTAGATGCTAATAAAAATCCATTATTAGATAAATCTTATCCACTTGGAGTATATATAACTCAAAAAGAATCAGATGATAATGGAACATATTTTAAAATACCTGCTCATTTTTTTATAAAAATTGGTGGATCTGTATCAATAAATCAATATAAAATTCCAACAAAGGGAGTTTCATATGTTAATTTAGAATATTCAGATCTAGTAGATTTAAGTGTGAATGGCATTGGACTAAATGAATATTATAGAGCTCAAATTAAACTATTAAATTTTGGAGCAGGAATACCGAGAACAACTTCTTCAGTTTCAAATTCAACTCCAAGTTTTGCATCTTCTTGGTACGAAACATTTTCAGCTAAGTCTAGTACTGGATATGCGGCAGGAACACAACAACTAGTTATTTCATCAGCTACTTCAACAGTGTCTGCTGGTGCAGCTATTTCTGGCTTTGGTATATATCCAAATACATATATACTAGGAGCAACATCAAGTACAATAACTATTAGTAGAGGGCTTTCAGAAGATATACCATCTCAATCGCCAATATATATAACTTATAATCAAGGGCCCTATAGTGCTAGCTCGACAAAAATAATAACTAATGGAATTATAAATCCAACTTCTTCTGTTTCTAATATATCTGAATGGTCATCTCAAATATTAATGAAACCTGTAGTAATTGGAGATTTAGATAATGATTCCGAAGTAGGTATTTCAACATTTCAGAGTAGAAATACTTCTAGTGGAGACCTAATAACTACAAATCAAGCAAATGCCCAGTTTTATAGTTTTCAATTTAACTATCCAAAAAATGCAGAAGAAAAGATTCAATCATATAGGTTTCAAATATTTGAAGAATCTGATCTTGGGACAGCATATGAGGACAGTAGTACAATTGAGGTTCAACAATATCTATCTCAAACTTCTGTAAGTTATACAAATGAAAAGGAACTAGATAATGGAGCCACTTATTTTTTATCTATAACTTTTCAAACAGTAACTGGATTCACATATACTAAAAGATATCAGTTTTCACCTATATATAGCATAAATCCACTTGGTATTACTTTTGAAGCTCGTAGTGATAATGAAAATGGAAGAATTGAGTTTCAAATTGTAGGGAGACAGGTTAGATTTATTCCTTCTAGTGGAACTTATAATGATACTACTTTTCAGTTTATCAATAGTGATAACAATGTTAGCTATAGTTCTAGTACGGAAGCTTTTAAACAAAATGCTCTTCAAGTAATAGGCACGGAAGTAATGAAAAATAAGCAGTCATTAATTTTTAATCCTGATTTTAATAGTTGGTCTTTAGAGATGCTAGTAGGTGGCGTTAGAGCAAAAACAAATGGACCATTAGATACAAATAGCATGGAGTCAGATTTTATGTTTAAACTTATAGATGATGAAGCTAATCCCGAGTTTCAATATTATTTAGTTCCAGTATCTTATTCAGAATCAGTTCCAACTTATATAGGAGTAGGAACTGCGAGTGTTACGGCTGCAAGTTTAACTAGAAGCTACAATGAGTTTAATTTAATTAAAAAAGTTGCTAATAACTCAACTGGACTTAAAACTTTTAATGATATAAATAGTGGTGGATTTAGTAGGGCCTTAACAACTGGAAGCGCAAAATCAGAAATTATTACTACTTATACAGCATATATGAGTGGGGCAGACGGAACCTTGGGAGGATATGCTTCAATAAATAGCTTTGGTCCTTCAAATGCTCCTTATAGCTCATATGATACACAAAAAACAGCAACTGAAACTGCAAGTACTGGCTCTACTATTATTTACGTTAGTAACACTAGTAGTATATCTTTGTTTGATCCAGTAAGAATCAGTGGAACTCAAAGATTTGATACAGCTAGTATTGTAGATTTTATTGGACCAGACTTTGTAATCGTTAATCGACCAATAATAAGTCAAATAAATAATGGTACTACAATAAGATTTGGAGACGATAGCAATAAATACTACCTATTCTTTGGTGAAGTAAATGGGAAAATGTTTTTATATGCTAGACACTTAAATCCAACTGCTTCTACCGAGCAAATAATAGATAGATTAAACCGATAAGGGGGAAAAGGAATGTCTTATTTTTATGTACAAAAAGTAGCACAAGCTGATATTACAGATATAGGAAATTATACAGCTAGTGGGCTAGTTGCAAATGGCGACTATTTTTTATTAACTCAACAAGATCCTAGCACAGAAAATGGAATTTATCGTAGACTTAATAATACAGCTACAAAAATAAATCCTCAACCACAGCCAGCAGGTCCAACATCAACAATACAATCAATTACAGTTACTTCTTCTGGTGGGGTGTATCTTGCTACTGCAGTTTATGCAGGGTCAACTAACTTTCCAATAAACTCACAAATTAATATTGCCAATATAACAAGCCCTACAGGTTTCAACGGAAGATGGACAGTAGAAATAAATCAAACTGCTTCTGTCACAAGTTCTGTTAGCTGGTATTCTCCTATAGCTGGAACAGCAAGTGGAACCGCAAGTTCAACAGTTCAATCCAATGCTGATTTAATTATATCTATTCAAGATAATCAAGAATGGACTTTTGCAACTACTACTCGAAGTCTAGCTAGCACTACATTGAGCGCAGGCAGTGCTATTAGATTAGCAACACAAGCTTATTTTACAGGAGCTACTAATCCAGTTCCTCTAGGCATAAGTTCTTTTCCAGAGCAAATTGATGTTTTAAAAATTCTAGATTTTTCAACTGAGGCAGATGGAAAAGAAAAGCTAGTAGCATACTATACAGCATTTACTAATTATTATGCTGATCCTAGTGCCGCAAATCTAGCTCTTTTAAATACTGCAGCTTTTGACGCTAAAGCCTATATTTTAACAGATGAAGATTATAATGCATTAGCGCAGTCTGTAATGAATACTCAACTATACTTAAAACAATATCTTCCACAAATTGCCGCAGTAACAGAAGCTCAGGTTGAGAGTTTTGTTAATAATGCAGATCAATATTATATACAAGATGCCAATGCATATGCAGTATATGAGAGTACTTCTACTCCTTCTGCTGTTACAATTGGTGGAATAAGTAAAAACTATATATGGTTTGATACAACCCAATAAGGAGGGAGTATATGATTACCTACTTTAGTGGTAGTGCATCTACCAGACTCTTTCCTTCATTGGCATATTCTCCACAAGCTTTAGAGGAGGCTAAGCTGGCTAGGGCCACTTTTAATGATGCACAGGCCAAAGAAGCCGCAATTCCTTTTACTCAATACGCTTATTTATTACCTATTACAAGTGGAGATTATATCAAAATTGAGCAAGATATTTTTCGAGCAGACGTAGAAAGATTTTTTGTTATAGCTGAGGCTATAACTGCATCAACTACTAGCTTTTCTATAACTGGAAGTCTAGCTAGTATTAATAGTGTTTCTGTTAATCAGCTAGTGGTTGGTCCTGGTATTCCAAAAAATGCAAGAGTTCAAAGTGTAAATACAACAAGTCAAATTGTAACCTTAAATTTAAATACTCTTACTGCATCGGAAACTAAAAAAAATATTCCAATTTATTTTTCAACTGCTGGAGATGCTAGCACTCTCACAGCTACAAGCGTATCAAACTATAAGCAACAAATTAATCCTACCTATACTGGAGATGGAAGTGCGGTTGTCGTTTTAGATGCAGGAACAACTGTTTCAACTGGATCAAAGATAGTTATTAAGACTGCTTGGGGAACTACATCTGTATTAAATGGAACCTGGACTATCAACTCCGCTTCTGGGACGGCAGCATCATTTATTATTGATGCGCCACTAGCTTCTGGAATATATACTTCATCGATAGCTGGAAACCTCTCTGGAATTGGAACTTCATCTGTCTATAATAATAGATTGATGGGAAACACTACTTTGAGTTTTGAATATGATTTAATGAATTTAGATTATGGAAAAATAAATAATAGTCCACCATTATACTTTAATAATGAAGACGATGGTAATGCTTTTAGATCATATTTTGGAGCTTGGTCTCCCAATTATACAGTTTTTAAAGCTGGCTTTAATAATGATGGTAATACATCCTCATCAGCACTATATCCAGGATTAGATGCTGGAACCTTTGAATCATCTATTAACACTATATTACTATTAAAATCTTCCTTTGATGAAGGTTACGATAATTTTAAAACCATAGCTCAGTTTGATTCTAGTCAATTTAATAATACAAGATATTTTTATGACTATCTAGTAGAGCCTGGAATGCTATATCGTTATAAGTTTCAGGGAGCTAATACGCAAAACAGTGCTAGTAGTGTAATTCTTACAAGAGGAGCAACTACTGCTGAGAACCTACAACCTCAGATAATTCCAGACTTTACTGGATCTTATCTATATGGCGAAGGAGATATTCAAGTTAATTTTATTTATAATGGGGCTATTAATGGATTTAGAGAAGTTAAAAAAGATGCTGTAATTGAAACTATTGGCGGAAAATATCCTTTTGTAGTAAGAAATTCTAATATTGGATATAAACAATTTCAGTTTTCAGCTATAATTACCCATGTATCAGATCCTACTAGATCACTTAAGGGGCTCACATATTCTGAGTTATTAAGTAAAATTCAAAGAGATCCTACTAATAATTTTATAAAAAGCGCAAAAGCTAAAAATAATTTTGTAGATGAGCGATACGAAGACTTTATATTAAATGGTAGCGCTCTATTCAATACTTCTAATCCTGCTGATTATGTCACACTATCTGATAATGGTCGAGTAAAAATAAATAGACAAACCTATATCAATAGAAGCGATAATTTTATAATTGAAAAGCAATTTAGAAAAAAATTAATGGAGTGGCTCTATGATGGAAATCCTAAAGTATTTAAGTCAGATACAGAAGGATTGTTTCTAGTAAAATTAACAGATATAAGCTTTGAACCAGTAGTAGAAACAGGAAGAATAATATATACATTCTCCTGTACTATGACAGAAATAGGCCCAACTGATCTAGATAGTTTGATAAAATATGGAATTAAAAAGAGTAGATATGAGGACAGAGATCTATATATTGTTAGTAATATTAATAACTTTACAATAGAATGGGATAGAGAGGTATACTTTCCAGAAGGTCAATACTTTTTTGTTAATGGGGAAGATGGTACTAGATTCTATCTTGTATCTCGATCTGGCACAACTGGAGGAGAAATTCCAACAGGCCAAGATCCAGACACTGTATACAGCGGCGTAATTCCTGAGGCAAGTAGTGCTAATCTCATAGTATATCAGTATACTTTTATTGGATATTCTATTCCAGGTCAGTTTTAGAATGGAGGATAAAGGAGATGCAATTTAATCGAGCTTTTTTAGACGAATTATTTTTAAGTCGAGATAGAGAGATATATATAAAAATTGAACTTTTAACATGGGAAGAAAGTAAGATTAAAGAGATCCAGGGGCTAGTTCGCTCTGGCTCTCTTAATGTTGATGGAAATAGTATAATAAGGAGAACTATAAGCCTTCAGTTAGTTCTAGATACAAATACCTATTTTCTTCCTGAGGTTGCTGAAGAAATTAGTATAAGTAAAAAAATAAAGATTTCAATAGGCTTATCTAATAATACATATTATGGTAGATTTCCAGATCAAGTTTCATCAGAATTTAAATATCTAGCAGAGCCTATAATATATTTTAATCTAGGAACTTTTGTACCTACTCAAATAGGATTATCTCATACCACAGATGATAGTAGCATTTCAGTAGAAGCTCAAGATAAAATGGTTCTTTTAAATGGAGATATTGCTGGTGAGCTTGGATATGATACTAATTTTGTTAGCTCTTTAACAAATCAAGCAGTGGCATATAGAGATATTATCATTGATAGTGTATCATATTTTGGTGGAATAGACAGGTCAAAAGTAATTGTTTTAGATGTTCCTTATTATGCAGATACTCTTACAGAAGTCGTAAATTCAAATATTACCCTATATACATTAAACAATAGATCATTTGATTTTAATAGTGCAACACCATATGCAAGTGGTAGTCCAAGTGTAACTACTGTTACTTTAAACAGTGGATCTATAATATCATTACAAGTTCCACTAAGTCCACAGCTTTTAGGGTCTGACTCACAAATATCTGTATCTGCAAATAATAAAGTTACAGATATATTAGAACAAATAAAAGGTGTATTACCTGGTCAATATGAGTATTTTTTTAATATAGATGGGAATTTTATCTTTCAACTAAAAAGAAATTTAACTGGCAATATATCTGAAATAGGTGTTTTACAAGATGAAAATAATGCAAAATATTCTTCAAGATTTGATGGAATACCATATATTTATGATTTTTCAGATAAAGAAATTATATCATCATATTCTAATACTCCGAATTGGAGAGGTATTAAAAATGATTTCTTTGTATATGGAAAAGATATATTGTATCATGTAGCAATAGATTCTATACCAGTAGTTCCAAGTACTTTTTATGGATTTACAAGAATTACTAGAACTGGAACTGGAACAATTGGAAGCTATACCCTTACAGTAGATAGTAGTGCAGATATTGTTGTAGGATCATATGTTTCAACTGCAGTTGATACAGATCTAGAATACAATACTAGAGTTTCATATATTGATGGAACAACAATCACACTAGACTTTCCATTAAAAGCTAATTTTTCTACAACAACAGTATATTTTGATAAGTGGAATCCTAATAGTGAGGTTAACTATAACCAACCATGGCAACAATATATTATTGATGTAACAGAATTTAACGAACAAGAAAATCCAGGTGCTATTGAAAATCATTACTATCCAGAACTTAAACGATTTTTTCAATATAATTCAAAAGATAATCTTGGTATATATAAAAAAATAACTGCAACTACTGGATATTGGAGATATTATTCAACATCTAGTGGTTCGGGTGCATTTAATGCCTCTTTTCCAAATGGAAATCCAAATACCTGGAAGTATTTCTTTGATATAATAGACGACTCTACTTCAGTCGGTAAGTTTTCTGTAAATTCAATAGGAAGAAGGGTTAAGTCTTATAAAAGCGATAGCATTCAGGTTTTATATCCAAGTACTGTAGATTTTAGTCAAAAAATAATTATATTTGAAGATAAAACTGCAACTGAAACAATTTCTCAATTCCAAGCAAAAAATGAGCAAGCCATAGAGCTTGAATATCAATTGTCAGCAATAGGAACTTCATATATTAGTGTGTTGAAATCTCAGGTTCCTAATCTAGATGATACTAATTTTCAATTTAAAGATGACGCCTTTTCTTATATCAAAAATCTTCTTTATACTCATACAAATTATAATGAAACAGTTTCCATTAATTCAGTTCCACTATATTTTTTAGAACCAAATAATAGAATAAACCTATCTGATTCTAATACTCAAATACAGGGAGATCATTATTTACAATCTTTTTCTATTCCTTTATCACATGACGGAATTATGTCGATGAATGCCATAAAAATTACTCCACAGATATAAAAAAATGGGGCCCTTAGAGGCCCCAATTTTCTATTCTAGTAGCTATATATTCACCAATACAGATAGCATCAGCTTCATCTTGTGTACATTTCTTACCATATTTTTGAAGCACATATTCTTGGGTATTTCTTTTTTGTTCGCCACGATTTTTGCCTTTAATACCAGAACTAGATTTCCATTGAGAGGCATACACTAAATGATATTTTATCTCACGCTCTCGCAAAGAAAGTAAAAGAGCTCCCTGTAGCATAGCCAATTTCTTAAAGGTCTGCATATTAGACTGCTCCTGAATTTCTTCAATTACAACCTCTACTTGCTCTTCCTCATACTCATCAATCTTCGATATCATCCACAGCTTCAACTCAAAAACCCTGTCTATAAACTCTCCCTCAAATTGAACCTTTCCAAATTCTATCAGTTCAGCATTTCTCCAAACAGAATATCCAGAAATATTTGAAGATTGGTCTATAGCAAAATATATCATAGGCCAGTACTTCCAAATCCACCTTGTCGCTCAGAAATCAAATTAGCCTCAGTAGTCGTGTAATATTTTTCAAATATACCTTGAGCTATTTTTTCTCCTTGTTTTACACTTTGGGATATATTTCCAGTGTTCCATAGTGCAATACCTATATTGCCATCATTGCTTTTATTTCCATAGTAATCAGAGTCAATTATTCCCACAGTATTTTTTAGCACTAGATTTCTTTGTACCGACATGCTTGATCGGGGATAAATTTTTAAGACTTCATCTTCTGAAAATAATGCTTTGATATCTGTCCAAATCATACATGTCTGCCCAGGCTCAATTACAAAATCATTAGGAGAATAAAAATCGTAGCCAGCTGCTTTAGTGGTTCCTCGACTAGGCAAAGGGATTGCCCTAGATTTAGCATTGCTAACGGCACACTCGTCTTTAACATAATAAAAACCTCGCATTATTCAATAATCAGATCCTTCTCTTTATTAAACTCTTTAATAATTTTAACAAGATAATAATCGCTCATCTTTTTTGATTTTTTACTAGTTGAATATCCAACCACTTCATAGCCTTTTGTTGGACCAGCTTCTTTTGCAGCCTGTACTAAGCCCTCTGCTTGATCCTCATCAAGAGTTAAAAATTCTTCAGTTACCTTCAGTTGATACATCATTTGTTCCTCCTATTGTAAATACTTCTATATCTATCAATTTTAAAATATCTAATCTGATTTTTTCAATAAAATCTCTAGGGCCTATTAAAGTTATTGCTTGAGTTCCTGTAGCCTGAACAACTCTAACAATTTCTTCTGCACTAGTTCTATAAATCTCAATCTTGATGCCACTGTCCATATGACAAGTAGCACCAAGGGTAAAATTAAAACAATTTACTACCATTGAACTCATAATTGCTCTACTCCCCAATCAAATGGAGCCAAGTGAAAATATACGCTCTGAATCCATATCTCTAAAGAGCCATCTTCTCTAATCTCTAAGTGAACAATATCTTTCATTGGAACCATTACATCCTCGTTTAATAATCCAAACCAACTATTAGAAAAGTATTCTAGTAGAGATTCTGCATTGCCACCATTGACCGCAGTCTTAAATACAGTATAGTAGTCAACTTCTTTTGAGAGAAGTATAAAGTATTGTGCAGTTGGATTTTCACTAAAAAATTCTTCAAACTTCTGTAAGATTAATTCATTATCTAGCGGAGATGCATCTGCAAATAGCTTTTTACCTAAATCCTCTAATCTCATTATCCATCTCCTTTCTTTATATTTTTATTATATCATAGTTAATTATAATTGTCAACTATCTTTCTCTTTTTAAGATTAGCTGACCTTCTGTATCTATATCTTCTATCAGGTATAGAGTTTCAGTAGATGTATGTGAGTATTTCTTTGGAACAAATTCTGAGCCTCTCCTAAATCCAGTTAACAATATCTTCTTGCCTCGACTAAACCAAGATCTATCAAGGATTCGCTTTGATCCATCGTCTCTTGTTTCGGATGTCTGCTTGTCATAGTGAGCAAACTGTTCAGGCCTAAATTTGACATATACTACTCCATCAGTAGTTAATATAGAAACAGTAGACTTCATTTTATCTTTGCCCAATATGGTTCCAGCTATAACACTAGTTTTAAAAATTGGAATGCGCTTTCTGCCGAACTCTAATATTTTTTCTACTTCTGGATAGCTTGGTAAGTCATAGAATTTTGAGAGTCCATAGCTACGATCACTAATTTTATCTAGTTCGTGAAATGAATGATAAAAGCTTACTGAATCCATTTCCCATGAAGCTAAATTACCATAAGCATACTTATTCCACTCTTCTTCAAAAGCTTCTCGATTAAGGGCTTCTTTTAGCGAGTCAGAATTATTTGTTAGCCATTGCCTCAAACTATGCATTTCTTTATTATAAAGTTTATCCCAGACTGTACACTTAATTACCTCTGAGCCTGCTTGTACTTCGATCAGATCAATATTAAAGTATTGTGAATAAAATTGCATAGCCCTATAATCTAGATTATAATATGCACCCTTTTTGTGCGTCTTTAAATATCTATTGAATTCAAATATTGAAAGCTCTCGACTCATCTCTTCTGTAATTAAATTGTTTGCTATCAGAGTGGGAACAGTCTGTAAAGATATTCTAGTCTTCTCAGGAATAGTAGACAATAAATATTTCTTCATAATGTCGTATCTATCTATCTGTTCTACTCGATCAAAAGCGCCTGACTTTATTAGAGAGACCATAGCTAACTTAGAGGGATTATTCTTTTGAATAAAATCTTCCATCGAAAGATATGGTCGATTTTCTATTATTTTGTTAACCACATCATCGCCAATATTTGCTAATCCCTTCAAACCAAAGAATATTCTATCTCCTTCTAGATCTGGACTAAAATTAAACTTAGACCTGTTAATATCGGGAAGTGAAACATTAACCCCATTAGATTTAATATACCCTATTGCAACAGCTATCTTAGCATAATCTGTAGCCTTATCATCTTCTGCTCCTGCATTAACAAAAAGACAAGCAGTGTTCCAATATAGACTTGGATAGCGATTAAAGAGATTCAATTCTTGAAGGGCAATGGCAGTATAAGGAGTAGTGTGATTTCTACTGAAACTGTAGCCTAGTTGCGGCTCGATAGCAGTAGAATAAATATAATCTAGTAACTGCTTGCGCGCACCACTCTTATCATAAATCATCTTCTTCAACTTTGGAATTTCATCCATCTTCTTCTTTCCAACTACTTTACGAGCATAGTTAGCCTCTTCCAAAGAAAATCCTACAAGCTGGGAATTCATGAGAACTTCCATCATATCTTCTTGAGTATTGGGAACTCCATATACTGGAAGATAATGAGGCTCAAGTAGAGTCATATCATCTTGAGTCAGTCCACTCTCACGCATTTCTTGATACCATAATTGAATATTATTTTTGAACTGAACATATTTATCAACAGGAACTACTCCATTATCTAGGGGCATTAATCTCATTAAAGAATTAGCTGAGGCTGCATCTTCTAGAGATTCTGGCTGAACTTTTTTAATAGCTTGACCCCCAACAAGAGTATCAAACTGGAAAAGATTTATAACTTCACCATTGCCACCTGGTTCCCACATTTTCTTGGAATATTCCAGCACGTCGGGATGTAGGTAGTGGTCATAATTTGCTTTAAGTGAGCCCTGATCCTGCATCAAGCCATCTTCAACTAACAAGTCCATAGCAGTTCTAATCTTATCTAAAGCTTCGATTGTGAGAAAGTCATACTTCAAACAACCCATATAATCCGAGTCATTCATATCCCATTGAGTAATATACTGCCCATTTGGAGCCCTCATTAATGCATTACGCTCTAAGAATCCATCATTGAATATATAAACACCTGCGGCATGAATTGAACGCTTATTTACAAGACCTTCTATCTTTAAAACCATTTGCTCGAGACCTGGATACTTTTCTACTTCCATTTTTAAAGAATAGATAGGGTCTCTATCTTTTTCTCGATTCCCATATAGGCAATCGCTCAGAGGCCACGTAAACCCTCTTTCTTGAGGAATCATGCCTGTTAAATAGAGTCCTACATCACTATCAATTCCAAGCCCTCTACAGGCTGTTAGAATGGCTGATTTAGGTCCCTCTGTTCCAAATGTACAGATATTTAAAACATTATGGTCGCCGAAGAAGTCTTTGATAGCTTGTAGAATTTGACCTCTTCTTAGGGCTTGAGTATCAAAATCTATATCGGGTAATTCTGGTCTTGTAGCAGTTAGGTGTCTCCAGTGTGGTAGATTCCATTTTATAGGATCAAGCTGTGTGATTCCAAGAAGATAGCAAGACAAAAATCCTGTGGCACTTCCTCGAGCTACACCAACTAAACTATCTCCTTTTGTCCATACCAACTCTATAATTTTAGCCATAGTATTGTAATACGATGTCATACGCAACCCTAGAGTCTCACTGATTCCCCAAATTTCTTGTGCTTCTTGATTTAGCCTTGATAGATATGTATCATTCAATAATGACTTTTCTTTTAGCTTTTCAACACAGGTTGTCACCCAATACTGATCCTGTAAGGACTCGCTCATTCTCATCTTCATTAGATACTGATATCCACCAATGAGAGGCTTTTCAATATAGATAGGAGAAACTTCAATAGTAGGTATGAGCTGAGGGGTGAATAGATCGTAGTCCTCAACCCAGCTTAGGACGGTTTGGGAGACTCGAACCATCTCATCAAACTCTTCTCTAGAAAAGTCTAATTGTAAATATTCCCATACTTCTTCTTCTGTCATTATATAGGCTGTCGAATAAAAATCATCAACCTCACGCTCACCATGTTTAGAGTTAAGAAAGGCTTTATGAATCTCTCGATCAGATTTTTCTGTATAATGAGAATCTGTGGCGAATAAAAGTGGAATGCCGAAATATTTGCTGAGAGAGCGCATACGCCTATTAACAATTCTCTGTTCTTCTGCTGTATTTGGAGCTATTTCAAAGAATAGATACTGACCAAAACACTCTTTTAAAAAGTCAACAAACGCAACAATATTTTTTTTCTGTTGAACAATCTCTGCTTGATTTCCATTCTTCTCGGCTTGATCTAGTTTTAATATATACTGTGGAAGCTCACCACCAATACATGCACTCGTAGCAATTAGAGTATCGGGGTATTTTTTAGTGATAGATAGCAGCTCTTGTTTTGTAACTGGAACTCTTTCCATTCCTCGATCAAAGTATGATTGTGACCAAGCTAATGAGCTCAATTCTCTGAGGGCTCGATGACCCTCACTATTTCTAGCCATTAATAAAAAGTGAGGATAGCGGCTCCCCATTGAACGATCTTCTGTTAAATAGATTTCATTTCCCAGAATCAATTTAAATGACTTATCTTTATAATTCTTTTTATAATATTGAACTGCCTCAACATGAGCAGATAAAATTTCATGGTCAGTAATAGCGACTCCTGATAGTCCTAATTGGTAGGCTCTATCTATGAGCTCGGCAGGCTTTATAATACAATCTAAAAGTCTTAAGTTTGAATAGTGTGTGTGATTATGTACTGACACGTAACTCATAGAAATCCTCCTTTTATTCTATTACTCCTTGAATACCTCGCTCAAGAAATCTCTCAACAACCTTGCTAGGTTTTAAAATCTGTTTAAAAACATCTAATGCACGATCTGGAAAACAATAATTTGAACATGTATAACAATCAAATGCTATAAATCCAAACTCTGGGTAAGTATGAATACTTAAATGAGATTCCTCGAGAAGAACTAGAATAGTCAGTCCCTGTGGCTCGAAATCTTTAAAGATGATATCCACTACAGTTGCTCCAGTTGCATTTGCAGCCAGCTCACATAGAGCTTTCATAAATGCAAAATTATCGATAGTATCTGAGTCGCATCCCCAGATATCGGCAATTTGGTGTTTGCCATATGTATTAAAACTACTTTGTTGCACTATTAATTCCTCCTTATTTATATATTATATCTTTTTTATGAACATTTGTCAATAAAATAGAAAATTGCCCCTAATTAAAGGGGCAAATCGATTCTATTAGTAAACTTCTTTCCAGGTTATGTTGGAGATAACTGTTGCGTTTCCATTAAAAGATTTGGCTAAGACTACAAAAACCTCACTATCAGTAGAATTAAAGTTTTGAGCTATGAAATTTTTTCTAAGCTGCAATTCATTTGTAAGAATAGCTGTTCCAGGTGCTTGATTTCCTGTTCCTTGTCCACCTGCTGGAACCAGTCCACTATCTATAAATTCAACAGAGCTAGTAGAATATGTGGTAGCTGAAATATCGTACTCTACTGCCGAAATATTTCCTGCAGAAACCCAGCTTGCGGTTGATAGAGCAGAAGCAGAAGGTAATTTAACTACTTCAAAAACTACATTGTTGGAAGTGGCCAATAAATCTATTGTTACATATCGTGTATATACTCTATTTTCAAATCCATTAAATGAATTTTTTAATCTGATAGATAGAATAGGAGTAAGGCCCGCTGTCGTTACTGTTTTTGCCGTCGGAGTAGTCGCAGAAAATTGTCTACCTACCTCAAAATAGCCTCCTTCGCTTACTACAGTAGAGCAGATTTGCTTTATTGAGGCAGTTCCAGCTCCAGAAACTTCATATCTCACAGGTAGATTTGCTGTTCTCATATACACTTTATCTAGATTATTAGCATGATATATTTCCCCAGCCACTATATTTCTTCCATCTTTATTGAATCCGAATCTTACTCTTCCTACGCCAAGCCACTCAAAGTCTATAAAGAGAATCTGGGTTTTTGTTGCATCAAACCAGCTGACGTCTTCGCCACTCCAATCAGCTTGATCGTATTCAGTTTCTTCTACTGTTCCACTTGTATCAGATCTGACAACAAATGTTAAAGTTCCATCTCCATTTTGCCGCAAATATAGGCCATTTTGACTGCCAAAATACCCTACTCTTTTTGTTGCTCCTACAACTGCAGGACCAAAACAGAAAGAAGCAAAAATCAACTGGCTTTTCCCAGGCATATAGTTGTGATACATTTTTGTTTGTTGTGTTGCTGTACCAGCCGAACTTCCAATTGAAAGAACTGATTCTGCGCGATTAAAGTCATAGGACACAGTTCCACTACCTTGAGTATTCACAGTAAAATCTGTTCCATCTATATATGCAAACTTATAATCATTTATAGTCCTAGGATCAGAAATTCTTAATCTACCAAAAGCATCGCCTGCAAAACTTCCTTGAGCATCACCTACTAGAGCGACCTTTATAGCCTGGTTTGTACTATCTACTATATCTATTCTCTGGTTGTTGGTATCTATCATATAGGCACTATTTGGTGGATAGTTATCTATCTTTTCGCTCGAGCTTAATATCGTTATGACAATCCCTCCTAGAAATAATATTTTATTCTCTCTAGTATATGATAATCTTGCACTATGATTTGAGCTTCTATGTTACCATTCCATTCATTAACACTAAATTTACCAATTAAATCCAATACCACGCATGCAGTGCTCTTTAAATCTTCAACCTCTTCTTTAGAAGAGCCAAACTTTATGAATGTAATATCACGATATTTAAATTTTAAAGTTGGAGATTTATCTGGAGATAGTAGTACGATATCCTCGTTCTTTATTTTTATTTGCTCGAGCAGGAAAAGAGGTTCGTCAAGTCCTTTGCCCCACAGATGTTTCATTCCAGCTATATCAAGAACTTCTATCGCCGAGATAGCCAGTGGTGAGTATACATAGTCCAGCATAAACTGATCTGAAAAATCTATATCTGCCAGCTTTTCATTTGCATATTGGACTAGACTGTCAACCCGATCTTCTTTAATGCCAACCCCAAAAGCATTAGCGTGTCCTTCAGCATACTCAACAATTCCACTATCATTTAAGAAGGTTTTAAAGTCTACGAGCTCAGATTTTTCATAGCCCCGACATGATCCCTCAAGCATACCATCTCGAGTCCTACGAAGTAACATTACTGGCTTTTTATATTTACTGATAAGTTTATTTGCTATGAGCCCAGATAGATTTTTATCAATCGTCTTTTCAACTATAACCAATATTATTTTATTTGAATCAAGGTTATTATTAACAATGATGTCTTCTATTTCTTGCGTTCCTTCATCTCTAATTTTGCTTTGTCTTGATTTGACATTATTAACAATTCGACAAGCTTGTTCTAATAAAAGTTCTTTTGCCTCGGGGTCTTTATTTCCACGCTTCTTAGAAGAGACCTTTAAAGAACGATTTTCTTCTAAAAAACATCTAAAGACAATATCTTTTTCTTCATCTGTTCCTGCTCGTACTACTGCATTAATTAGTGGAGCAATATAAAAACCAATTGTTGTAGGAGTAATCATAGACTGCATTGAGAACGCTTGACGTTCGACCAGAGCGCTTAAAAAAGCATTTCTTATATTTGATACCCCTTTATCAATTAAACGCTTAGTCTCTAAACTACGTATGTCCATCATATCTGCTACCATTCCTAGTGCAACTAGATCGAGCATTGAGTCAGCAAAATCTGTATTTGCTAAATTATCTAGCACCTTGCAAAATTTATAAACAACTCCAACTCCACTTAACTGTTTATTGGGATAGTCATCTAGCTGTGGATTTACGATAGTAGCTGAATCAGAATCTACATTGGCCTCATGGTGATCTAAAATAATACAACTTATTCCAGACTCATATAATTTTCTATGAATCTCTGTTTGACCAGACCCAGCATCTGGAATAATGACTAGATCGAATTTAGATTGAATATGCTCATCAATGATACTAGAGGATAAACCATGTTCTTTTCCTAGATGGATTCTAAATACTACATTTCGATACAGTTCTCGGTTATACATATATATCCAATTTAAAAGTAGGGCGCTCGAAGTATAGCCATCACAATCAGAATCAACTTGAACAAAGATTCTAGACTCAGAATTTAAATGCTCTAGCAAAGTCTGTGCTGCAAGTTCTATATTATTCAACAGATATGGACTATGTAGAACACTGTCAGTAGGGTAGATATACTGTCTGATTGAATCAAGTGGTATTCCTCTATTGAAGAATATCTGCTCGGTTGGAGTCAGCCTTCTATCTATTGGATTTATTAATTGATATTTCATACTCTTCTCCTATCATAGGCTAAATCTTTTTTTATATAAAAACTCAAAGGTCTCGACTCCTCTATCTATAGGAGATTCTTTATAACCCAATTTATTAAATTTGTCAAAGATAAATGATACTAATACTTTAGAGCTGAATTTGGAATGTATGGATTGCAGTGCCTTAACTTGTTTCTCAAAAAGTGAATCTCCACTTTCTAAGAACTCTTTATCAAATGCTATTACAATTTCCTCAACACCCAAAGATAGAAGTAGTTCTACCTGTACAGCTGATAGATTTGATCCACAGCATGCAACCGCACAACTATTAGAAAATATATCCATCTTAAGAACTGACTTCTCACCTTCAAATACTATAGCCTTCTTCTGCTCTTTTATATTGTCACTATTAAGATCAATCCCATATAAATTAAATGATAGTGGATGAGGATAAGTTTTCCCATTTATATAAGCAGGTCTATACTTTCCTAATACTTCTTCATCTTCTGCCATTGTTCTTTGTCTTATTCCTATTAGATTTTTATCAACATCATAATGAGGAATAACGACAGCAGAAGTGACAGGATTAAATTTAATATTATATTTTAACATAGTGTCTATTGATATTCCTTCTTCTTTCCAGTCTTTCACTGGATAAAAAGACAGATAGTTTAATATTTGACCATCATAAAAATTGATCTCCCTCTTAAACTCCATGTCTGAACAAGCCACCTCAGATTGAGCAGCAGCGAAATAATCTATCTTTATGCGGTTTTGTGTCCATAGAATTGATTGAGTTAGGCTTAGCTCAATATTTCTCTGGCGAAATACTCGTGCGATTAAATCAAAGACATCGAACACTTCTCCACAACCAGTATAACATCTGAACAGTTTAGTGTCCATATAATAATATAATTTACGACTTCCAGAACCAGCTGAATTGTGGCAGATCGTATCAAATATTAAGCTATTATTTGCGCGCACTGGGGAAGAAGAGCCTAGTTCCTGAAGTATCTCGATGACATTGTCATCTGATAAAGCATCTTTTATAACTCTTCTTTCTATCATAAGAACACCTTTTTTATTTTATAATAACACAGTTTCAGTAGAATTGTCAACTATAATATCTATGTCTTCGATACTAATAGGCTTATAGTCATTGTCTGTTAAAAAGAGTGGGTTCACTCTACAAATTGAAAGATCAGCATAACACCAAAGTTTTACTGATTTAAATCGTCCACGTCTATTCTTATAAACATGATGTACTAGATTTGGCATTGGTAAACAAGATGATTGTACATATCCTGCAAGAGCCTCTTTATCTTGCTCAGAAACAGGAAGAGTAATAATTCCTAAGTCAATCTTATCAGCAATAGCTTTAGCACCTCTAAGCACGTTCTGATTTGAAGTATCTCTGTTCTCCCAATCTGAATTTAATTGAGTTCCAGAGAGTATAAATACTCCTAGTTCATTACATAAATCTTTTATTTTTATAGCAATCATAAAGAGAATATTATCTTCTCTTAGCTTCATTCCTCTAGTTCGTTGAGTTATTTCTTCTAAAATTTTTAATGAAGTATGTATATAATCAAAGGCGATATATCTGACCCCATTATCACGAACATTCCTACGAATAACTGCCTCGATGTCTCTAAGCGAAAAATCTGGAAGATGTTCAATCCATAAAGGCGAGTTTGATAATAAGTGAGCTGCTTTAAAAACACGATTTTCTTCATCTCCATAATATACCCCATTCAGAATATTATCTTCTGAAACTCCGCTTAAAAAGGCTAGTCCCATAGTTTGACATTCATCTATATCTAACTCGGTTGTAATGAATAGTGAGGGCTCAGAGCTACCAATAGATACCCATTCTTTCTTCTCTAGATTATAAATTTCATCACAGGCAAAGTTGCACATATCAGCCATCATCATACGAGATTTACCAACACCAGTAGGAGCTGATCTTAAATAAAACTTCTTTAGTCTAGCTCCTCGTGTTACTGTGTTAATGAGGGGGCCATATAATGGGATTCCAACTTCTGGCGATTGTTTTAGTCCTTGAATTAAGTCTACTAAACCATCGCCTGCATGCTTCGATACGGACCACGTCTTACCTAGAAAAGACAGTTTAATTTCTTCTATCTTTTGATCTACCTTATTAGCTAACTCATCAACTTCTAATGAATCTATAAAATCATTTTGTTTTTGTATGAGAGCTCGATCTTGTTGATCGGGATCATATAGCCAGTGAACATCAATTCCAAAAGAATCAAATGCTCTTAAAATTGTAAACTTTTTTAATCTATTAAAGTAGTAGTCAAATGAATCTAGTTGTATTCTACTTTTATCTTGTTCTAACCACTCTGAACCTTGACCATTTGAATATATTTCTTTATAGGCAGGACGAGAAGATAAATAGTTTTCTATATCCATAGTGCTTATAGTATTGAGTCCTTGTGATTTTAGATTATATATAGATGCAAAAATAACACGACTAAACTTACTTGTAAAATCATCTGCTGAGAAAAAATACTTATCTGCTTGCTCTAATAAAAATGGAAATTTATAAAGAGTTAATAATACATGCTCAGCTGTCTTTTCATCATAATACTTAGACACTATAAATCCTCCAATGAAATCTCTCTTATTTTATTTATTCCTTCTGCTCGAGGAGAAGAAATATGAATTGTCTTTTTTTGAATATCTACTGCTCCCTGGGCATTCTCTCTGCCTCTATGAACGCTAGAAAAATACTCTCGAGCTTCTTTATAAAAAAATGGAACGATTCCAATCCCATTAGTTTTCTTGGTTATAGGCATATTTTTAATTTTATAGCAATAATATAATGTTCCTGTTATACCACTTATAGTATATCTATACTGTGATTTAAATTGTTTTATTTGTTGCCCAATCATTCCAAAGTTTACATTTTCTCCCAAAAGTTCATATAATATCACATTCAATCTTTCTCGATCTTGTCGTTCTTTATCTTCTTCATCAGCACAGTGTTCATGGGCATATCTTTTACTAACAACAACAAAGGGTTCTATATTTCTATCTATCTGTTTACTACAATATATACATTTGACTGGTCTCATGCTAACCACCTTGTTAAGAATAAAAGGGGAGGAAATTATCCTCCCCCATAAACTATTTTAATTGCTTTAGTTCAAAAACAATAATGTCTAAAATATCAGCTTGTGCTCGACTCATTTCACTAGCTTTTTTACCAATGCCCAAATGGCGTTCAACAATCTCCGTAATCCTGGGAACATTTTTCATTGCATCCTGCTCGATCATTTTAGCTGTGATAGTACTAAATTCTTTCATTAGTCCATCAAAGTCATGCTCTATTAGATTGCTAGAGTTGATATTTGACTTAACTGAAGCAATATCAGATCCATCTTCATCAGTTTGACGCTTTACAGCTTCTTGAATTGCTTTAACTAGATTTCCATAGCTAAATTCAATATAATCAGGAGTATATTTAAAACGTGAGCCAGCTTCAAATCGCTGAGTTCCTCGCATAAATAACATTGTTTTACTGCCATCAGCTGTATCAACAGAACGACTATAACCAATAATGTCACACATACGACCTGCAATTAATCGTGGCTTTGCTGGAAGAGTAGGAATAATTTTATTATACTCTACACCAGTTTCATCTTTAAATACTTTATCTGTCGAGTGACTGATTAAAACTAAACCATAGTCTAATTGAACCACTGCACGTAATTTAGTATCAAATTCTTTTGCTACTTTGCTATAGCCTCCACCAAAAGGAATATCTCCGATTGATTCTACTCCAGCTTGAGCACAGATATACTGTTCACAATAATCATACGCAATATCAACTGTATCAATAACAATAGTTTCAAACTTTTCTTTTACACCATCATCTTTTAATTGACGAAGAATCTTCAAGAAGTCTGACCAACTATTCATTGGAGCAGCCATAACTCCAGGTAAAGCTGCATAACCCTTTTCAAAAGCTAAAATTAATGACTTTGGAAACTTACTAGCAGTCGTAGTTTTACCCGACTTTGGTTCTCCATAAAACATTACAGAGTAACCACGAAGGTCATTACTGATTTGATGAGGTTGCAAATTTAATAAATCTAACATATTATTTCTCCTTTTGTTTTAAAAATTAAATGTGTTTGTAGCTGGCTTTGCAGTTGTTGTAGTAGTTGTAGGTGCAGCAGGTTTAACACCTTGAGTCTTTTCAGCTACTACGATATTTCTAGCTTGAACAGCAGCTGCTAATTCAGCAGGACTCAATTGATCTTCTTCGTATGGAATAGTTTGTGCTCCAGTAATAACAAGCTCTTTACGAGTATACGATGATCGAACAACTTTTGAATCTCCAAAAGCTGACTCCTCAGCCTTCTCATTTGTTACTGTGTTATTAACTTGAACTCCCCAAACCCGTGTAAAAGTATTTGGATCAAGATTAGAAAAGAAGTCTACGCCTTTTTTGTTTTCAACAACAAGACGAATTGGAAGGGCGTTATTTCTATAGTTAAAAATTAATCCATTAACAACAGCTCGACCTGTTTCTGTTTCATTTCTAATTTCTGGTTGTACAGATTTAATAACAATATCAACTTCAAACTCAGCTTTAGGGTTTACAGTTGGAACTATATTAATATATCCACCTGCATTAATTAATGCTGTACGAGCTTGACCATCTTTATCTGTCCAGTCATTTAAATCTAATGCTGAATTAACACGAAGTCGAGTTGGATTAGCTGCTCCATCTTGCTTAGCTGAACCATTCAAATAGATACCATTTAAAATTCCAAACTTTGCATTATCTAATCCTTTAGATGTTTTTTGCTGTTCAAATACATCAATAGTAATAACATTGCCTGGCTCTGTTTCAATTTGAAGTCTACCAGAAACATAAGGAATTCCTGCCTTAGTAACACCAGAACGCAATTCTTTTTCTAGTAAAACTCCTTCAATCATACTCTTATTAATCATTTTTTTCATGTAGTTTTCTCCTTATTCAATATATTATAATTATACTATACTTGTTGAATTTTGTCAACTGGTTTAGTGTCGTGCCAGATCTTTAAACATTTCTCAAAATTTTCAGTTCGCTCATAAACCCAAAAAGTTTTGCCATTGGGATGCGTGCCCTTGCTCATAGAGTGTAGACCATTCGCTTTTAGAAAACGATGAAAGTTAATTGAAAAACATTGAAAGAAAGTTTTCTTAATAGCTGTCATTGAAGTTATTCCTCTCAGTATTTTATTTAAAAAATTTCTATAAGATAATTATACCATTTTTATAGGATCGTGTCAACCGAAGTAAAAGACGATTCTCTATTTACTGGATATCTCATTATATCATCAACATTTACACCAGCATATTTTCTAATTTTATTAACTAGTTTCACACCATATTTTACACATAAATTTGTTAATATGCTTTGATCGTGTCTATGATCTATAAACTCATCAAAGTTCTTAAAGCCTGAAGTATTTGGTAGATCTGTAACAATGTATTTATTCTTACAAAATTCAAACCACTCCTCTAAGAACTTAATATTTTCTGAAGTTTTTTGAAACGCTATAATGCCAGCTTCTACTTGATGAGAGTCCCAATATTTAGGACCATCACAATTCATAAAGACAAAACAATCTCTTTTCGTATAAGCCTTTTGACTAAAAAAAGAAGTAGATATTATCTTATCATTTCCTTCTAAAACCATTCTACTAATAAAGCTTCTAGTTCCTTTAAGAATAGTATCTCCAGAATCTAAATAAAATAGAACATCTCCATCATTCATTTCTTTTAGTGTCTTGAGTATTAAATATGGCTTCCAAAGCCAGTATCCAGCTCCACGATCTAAATTAAGAATTTCTTTATTTTCTTTATAAAATTCTGTGCCTATAATATCTTTATCTGTATAGGCAAATATAGAGTCAAATCCATCCATTTGAGCCTTTTCTACTAATGCTTTTTGTTGATTAAAGTATTTATAATTAGCAAAGCAACAAAAATTAATCTTGATATAAATCACCTCTTAAGTAATATTATATCATTTTTAAATGAATTAGTCAATAAAAAAAGGAGCTACTAATATATAATTAGTAACTCCAGATAACTAACTAGTTCTTGTAGATCTTGGATGCTCTTTTGGAAGAAGATCATTGTCTGTTACATATTTTTTATCTTTAGGCTTACCATTTTTTAAAAGGTATAAATATGCATTAACTCTAGCCATAGCCCATTGTGCTCTAGTAACACCAGGTCTATGAGATGTAGAATATGCTCCAGCACCTCTACGATACACAGCTTTCAGTTGTCCCAAAGTAGTTTTAGCCCAAACAGGCTTATCGAGTTTTTCCATTTCCGCATTGTGCTCAGAAACTTTATTTCTTAGACCCACTTCTGTACTTTCATCAATCTCAATGTCTCCACCAGGGCCTTGAGCACTTCCTGGTTTATTGACATCACTACCTTTGATTCTATCTCGCTTAGGAGCAGGCGTCCCTTGTCCAGTTTTAGTAGCCCACTGAGTTAGTCCGAAGTCTTTTTTTTTAGGTCAAATTCTTCTGTCTCAGATTCAAGCTCTTCGTAGTCATCATCTTCCATCATATTTGAAACAATTATAATCTGATCTTCTTCATTCTCAATATGGGTTTCATGTGGAAAGTAATCTAGTTGATCCATAAACATATTCCAAAATTTAACATCTTCAACAAGCTGTGGATCTGATTCAGTTGTGTAGTAAATAAGATGCTTGCCACTTGGAGCTATGTCTCTAATATTGCCCATTGTATATCTTTTACTCCACTGTCCATCTTCATCTTGCATAGGCTCTGTTTCCATTAGAGCTTGTTCCAATGCAGCTAAGTCAATTTCCTTTAACTTTTCTTCAGCTGTAATGACGGCATAGCTAGAATCTGTTTTTCCTTTTTCTTTCATAGCTTTTCTTTGAATTTCTAAAGCAATAGCTACTGCTTGCTTTTGTGGATATCCATCTTTAATTAGCTGACCAATATTATTTTGTAGCGTTTTATCAGAATAACCTTTTCTTAGTGGCATTATACTCTCTCCTTAATTAAAAATAAAGTCCTCATCTTTAATAGAATCTATGATAGCCATTTTATAAGAATTGCCCTTCATTGAGAAAAAATCATGTGATTTTGATGTTGTACTGAGTCCATTAAGAACTACAGAGTTAATTTCTTCTCCTTCTGGAAAAATAGCATCAAATCCTAGATTTTGAAGAGCTTTATTAGCGTTATATCTTATGAACTTTTTAACATCATGAGTTAGTCCAATCTGATCGTATATATCTTGACTGTATTGAATTTCATTGTGATAAAGAGTACTCACTAGATATTCAGTCCATTTTTTTAGTTCTAGTTTTTTAATATCTGTCTGACTGTTATAAATTTCTTGAGCTAAGAGTCCTACATAGACTCCGTGAATAGATTCATCTCTAATAATCAAATTAATGATTTCACCACTCTGCATTAACTTACCCTGACCATAGCATAAAAGTGGATAATAAAAGCCACTGTAAAACAAGAAGCTTTCTAGTAAGACAGATGCAACCATAGCTTGATAAAGTGATATATCATCATTATCTTTAATATCTTTATAAAGAGAAGTGATAATCTGTGCTTTATTTTGTAGGTATTTGTTCTGTTCAACCCAAGCAAATAGAGCCTGAATCTCTTCTTTAGTTGCTAGAGTCATAAAAATGTTGGAATATGATTTTGCATGAACGGCATTCTCCATCATTCCCATAAAGTTTAAAACAGCTTTTCTTTGATGACCCTTAACGTGATTCATAATTAAAGGCATTCCTAGATTACCCTGCTCTGTATCGAGCAGAGTTAATCCAGCTAGGGCTTTCTTATAAACTTCCTTTTCTTGATGACTCATTGACTTCCAAGTGAGAAGATCTCCATTTAAGCTAATCTCTTCTGGTAGCCAAAACTGACGTATATTTTGTTCATAAAATATTTGTGTAAAATTATCGTCTTTCTGTGCCCAATTTGCAGCAGTGTGCAACATATTTTTCCTCCTATACCGAACAAGATAAACAATCTTCTTGGGTAGTATCTTTTGTTCTTGCGTAATAAAGTGTCTTAATGCCCTTGTGGTGAGCATATAAATCAATTCTTGATAAATCCCTTGTTGACATTTTATCTGTCAAGAATAGAGTAAAACTAATGCCCTGATCGACGTGTTGCTGAACAGTAGAAATCATATCTATAACATCAAACATATTCATATAATAAGCTTCTGTAAAAAAGAACCATGTTTTAGAATTCAAATAAGGCATTGGATAATATGTTTTTGAGTTACCATAGGTACGTTGTTCTATCTTTTCCATTATAGGCATAACAGAAGCAGTAGCAGATTGAACATAGGATATGGAGCCTGTTGGAGCAATAGCTAATCTATAACTGTGATACAATCCATACTCTTTAACTTGTTCGGCTAGATGAGCCCAGTCTGCAGGAGTAGGAATACTCATTCCTTCAAATAGCTTTTTAACCTTGTCAAAGGCAGGAGAGAAATCAGTATTTATATATTTTTCAAAGTATTGTCCTGTCGCATAGGTGGACTGCTCGAACCCATGATATCTTTCTCCTGTGCTTTTTGCTATTTCATTTGAGCGAATAAGAGAATAGTAGTTCATCATCATAAAGAATGTATTTGCAAAGTCTCGGCCTACTTCACTCTGATATTGGATTTGATTCTTGGCAAGATATCCATGTAGATTCATTGCGCCCAGTCCAATAGATCTCATCATTTTATTAGCACGAGCAACAGCAGGAGCATTTTTAATATTGGTTTTATTAGTGACAGTTGTGAGAGCATCTACTGCTAGTTTTACAGCTCGCTCTATAGATTTATTTTCCATAACATTCACTATGTTGATCGAGCCTAGATTACAAGAAATATCCATTCCTACATCATCAGTCTGACCATAGTCTGCATATTGAGATACTTTTGATACTTGCAAAATTTCTGAACACAAATTACTAAACTTGACTTTCGAGATACTGTTATTTGCATGAACTCGATTAACGTTATCTTCAAACATTAAATATGGATATCCACTTTCATATCTCATTACTGCCAGTTTTTCTAATAGCTTACGAGCATTAACTTTATCTTTTCTGACCTCTGGATTATCTACTAACTGGTCATACATCTCTGTAATGCTCATATCATCTAGATGAACCCCATATTGCTTGTATACTGTATATGGATAAAAGATATACATATCTTTATCTTCACGAGCTAGCTCAATAAACTTATCAGGAATTACGACTCCGATAGATAGTGTTTTTACTCGAACATCATCATCAGCTTGAATTTTTTTAGTATCAAGAAAATCATTTATGTCTGCATGAAATATATTCAGATAGGCAGCTCCGCTACCCTGTCTTTGTCCCATTTGATCTGCATATCTAAAAGCATTATCTAAAAGCTTCATAACTCCGACTACACCTTTAGTTGCATTTTTAATGCCCTTAATAGGCTCACCCTTAGCTCTAATCTTGGAAAGATTTAATCCTACACCTCCACCAACTTTAGAAAGCTGCATAGACATATCTAGGGCTTTTGAAATATCATTGAGGGTATCATTAACTTCAAGAAGAAAACAAGATACTAGTTCTCCTCCTCTAGCTCTTCCAGCATTTAGCATGGTGGGAGTAGCGGGTTGGAACTCTTGATTAATAAGAACCTCAACTAATCCCTGTGCTCGCTCAAAATCTCCATCTCCTAGAAACAAAGCTACTATAGAGACCCTATCCTCATATCTTTCTAATATCTTCTTCTTGTCATCAGTTTTAAGTGCATAGTCGTTATAAAATTTAAACGCACTCATATAAGAGGGAAATCTAAACTTCTTTGCGTATGCCAATTTGAATATTGATTTGATTTGTGAAAAAGTATACTTATCCAAGAACTCCCTACTATAATATTCATTTTCAATTAGATAATCAAGCTTTTCTTTCAAGTCATGAAAGAAGACAGTATTCTGATTTATATTATCAATGAAATACCTCTTAACTGCCTCCTGATCTTTTTCAAATTGATATTGACCATCTTTTTGAACCATTATTTCATTATTAAGTTCTATGTACTTTGGAATCGACAACAGCCTTAACCTCCTCTTTAAACCTATTTATATCTTGTTCAGTGCCACTTAACTCAAATGTCATTAAAAGAGGAACTTGAAATTGAACAGATATTGTCTTGCCAGCCTGACCATAAGACAATCCCCAGTTTCTATTTCCACTTACAGCAACACCCTGTATATACTTTGAGTTTCCCATTAAGAAAGATGTGGTTGAATATGGGACTCTTCCAAATCCCGCCGTATAGGTAATTAAAATATAGGGCTCATCGATTTGGAGATATTGATTAATTTTGATATTTTTCATATTTAATTTAGACACAAATCGCTCAACATTACCAGTCAATGAGTCGTATACTATTAACATCTACTTACTCCTTAATTATATTTATTATACCACTCTATAGTCTTTTTTATTCCTTCGATGAGTTCAGTTTTATATTTCCAACCAAATCCATTTATCCTAGAAACATCTAAAAGTTTTCTGGGAGTTCCATCTGGTTGAGAGCTGTCCCATATAATTGATCCATCGAATCCAACAAGATTTTTAATGGTTTCTGATAGCTCTTTGATTGTTATATCTTTTCCAGTTCCAACATTCAAAATAGCTGAATCATTGTAGTTATTCATGGCCCATACAGCAGCATCTGCTAAATCATCTACAAATAAAAATTCTCTATATGGTGATCCAGTTCCCCAACACTTAACACTATCTAAATTGTTTTTCTTTGCAAAAATAAACTTTGAAATTAAAGCTGGTAAAACATGCCCACTATCAATATCAAAGTTATCATTTATCCCATATAGATTAGTTGGCATCAACGAGATTGCATTAAAACCATATTGTTCATTATATTTCTGACACATTTCAATCCCAGCAATTTTAGCAATAGCATATGCTGAATTTGTGGGCTCAAGCAATCCAGACATCAGAGAAGATTCTTTTATAGGTTGCTCTGAAAATTTTGGATATATACATGAGGATCCTAAAAATAATAACTTATTACAATTATTTCTATAAGCACTATCAATAATATTAGTTTGTATTAGTATATTCTCTCTTAAAAAGTCTGCTTGGAATCTGGAGTTTGCTCCTATGCCACCAACTTTTGCTGCAGCAAGAAATACAAACTTTGGCTTTTCTTCATTAAAGAACTTTCTAACCTTGTATTGATCTGTTAGATCTAGCTCTTCTCTAGTTTTTTTTAATATATTAAAATATCCATCAGACTCTAATTTTCTGACAACTGCAGACCCCACTAATCCTCTGTGCCCAGCAACATAAATCTTAGAATCCTTCTTCATTTTCACACATATCCTTCACTAATTCTTTAAAAGTGTGTTTTGGAGTCCACCCTAAAATATTCTTAGCTTTACTAGCATCTCCTAATAATGACTCTACTTCAGCAGGTCTAAAATATTTAGAGCTTACTTTTATTACTGTGCGACCTGTAAGTGTATCGACTCCCGCTTCATCAACGCCTTCACCATGCCATTCAATGCTCATTCCAAAAAAAGGAGCTGCTTCATTTATAAAATCTTTTACAGAGTACTGTTCTCCTGTGGCTATAACAAAGTCGTCTGGTTCTGGCTGCTGCAGCATTAGCCACATTGCCTCCACAAAGTCTTTAGCATGGCCCCAGTCACGTCGAGCATTAAGGTTGCCCAAATATAAACATTCTTGTTTACCTTCTGCTATTGCTTTTAATCCCATTGTAATTTTTCTAGTTACAAATGTTTCGCCTCTTCTAGGGGACTCATGATTAAAAAGAATGCCTGTACATGCATACATTCCATAAGACTCACGATAGTTTTTTGTAATCCAATATCCATAGATTTTTGCAACTCCATAAGGAGATCGTGGATAGAAGGGTGTTGTTTCACGCTGTGGAGTTTCTTGGACTAAACCAAATAGTTCTGACGTTGATGCTTGGTATATACGAACTTGACTTTCAAGTCCTAAAATTCTTACAGCCTCTAATATTCTAAGAGGTCCTAGCGCATCAACCTGTCCAGTGTACTCTGGTATTTCAAAAGAAACTTTAACATGACTTTGAGCTCCAAGATTATATATTTCTTGAGGCTGAATGTCCTGTATTGTTTTTATCAGACTACTAAAGTCTGTTAAGTCGCCATGGTGAAGTTTCAAGTTTGAATTATTATATAAATGGTCAATTCTTTTGGTATTTATAGAAGATGATCTTCTAATGATACCATGAACTTCATATCCTTTTTCTAAAAGAAGCTCAGCAAGATAAGAACCATCTTGTCCAGTTATTCCAGTAATTAGGGCCTTCTTCATTTGTTCCTCCTCATTCTCAAGTAGAAATTATATCTTATTATAATATTATAATATATTATGATAAATCTGTCAATCTTCCACCGTCGAAAACTAAGTCTTTAGAGTAGTCAATTTTTGAATTTATAGATGCTGGATATATTGGAATATCTTGTTCATCATATCCATTGCCACAGAAACAATATGGATTTATCAATCTTTTTCTTGTCTCAGAAAACCAGCCTTCATTTAAAGAATGAAGCATCACGCTGTCAATAACTTGTGGAAAAATAAAATCTCTTAAGAAAAACTGGTCACTTAAATAAAATTTATTTTGTAAAGCATGTAGTTTCATAATTTCATATGTACTACTATTAAATTTTCCTTTATATCCAAAAAGGCCAGCCATAATAGGATATTCATAGTGGGCATCATGATCTTTTATATTATGAAATAGCTTATCACTAACTAACCATTCTTGAACTGCTAAATACTCTCTTAGAGATATTCTATCATCTGAATCTCTAATAATAGTTATATTATTTTCACTTTCAAACAAAGGTTCAAATCTCCAAAAAACACCATAAAGATTATTTTTAACCTCAACTAATTGAATGTCTTTTTCAAGATCTTTAAAATTATCAATATTATCAACATATAATCTTATTGTCCAGTTGTCATAATATTTTTTAGCTAATTCAATTTGTCGTTTAGCTCCCACTATATACCTATTATTATTTCCAAAAACACTCATTGAAATTATATTCATTATAGCACCTACAAACATTCGATTATATTATATTTTAATCCACTATCTCTTTCTACGTTCAAGGCAATAGCTGTTTTTAGTCCAGTGGGTTTTATGTCATTTATAACAATTCTTTCTCCAAGTGGGGCATCAAAAATTATTAAGCTATAGATAATATTATTTAATGAAAGAAACTCTTCTGTTATTTTTCTATATTTTTCTTTTCTTGCTGTTATAAATATTATAAAATCATTTTTAGATAATTTATTCAAAAAATTTTTAGCCTCTGGTAATAAAGAATCATATCCATCTTTCATGTATCCAGCATGTTTTAATACTGTTCCATCTAAGTCAATAATCCAAGTTTTATTTAATGTAGAAACTTTTATACTATCCATATCAATCTAACCCCATATCTAAAATTTTTCCTATATGCCCACCAGGGTGATTTCCTCTAAAGATATCTATTGAAATATCTAAATCATCTAGTAATCTCATAGCCAATCCTTGTAAAACTAACAAAAAACTTATACTAGAATTATTAGGTATTAAATTCCACCTATCTCCTTCAGAATCTAAATTCATTATAATCTTATCATTTATTAAGCTAGAAAGAGTGCTACTTTCATTAAAACTGAGTAGCCAAATTTTAATATTTCTTTTTTTTAAGAAATGATATAAGTAAACCGACTCTATTGTTTCACCACTTTTTGTTAACATTAAAACGACATCTCCATTTTTAATACTACCAAGATCTCCATGTACAGCAGAGTTTGTGTTTAAAAAATAAGAAGATATACCGATCGATGTTAGGGTTCCAATAAACTTTTCGCATATAGATTCATTTTTACCTAGCCCTGTCGCTATTATAGACTTATTATCTTTTATAGCATTAACACAATCTAAGATTAAACTATCAAATTTTAAATAATCAATACTATCAATTACCCCTGTCATACTACTTATTTGACTCTGAAAAATATCTTTCATATTCATATATCCCCTTATAAAAAGCGCCACATATAGCATCATAGTTATCTGAAGTATAACTTGTTAAAGATAGCCAAATTAAAAAATGTAAAAATAATATTTTCATTTTTTTATCTTGTCCTATTAAATCAAAAAATAAATCTTCCATTTCTTCCCAGCCACTACTGTCTATAGATAGCTCTACTTCATTATCTAATATTTTTAATTCAAAATTATTAGAATTAAATTGGTCATAATTTCCTTTTATTGAATAGTATAATTTAGCCCAATCATAGTCAACATCTCCAAATAAAGATGTTTCTCCAAAATATCCACGAGGATCTATTAAAAAAGTATTAAAATTATTATCTATAATTACATTTGAAAAGGTTGTATCTCCATGAATTAAATTAAATTTATTTGGAATAAAGTCTTTATAATTTAGTTTAATTAAATCAAATGACTTAAAAATATTTCTGCATTTTTTACCATTTATTTTTATAAACTCATTCTCAATAAAGGGAATTAAATCTTGAACGATTAAAACTCTTTCATATGTTTTTTCAATGTAGTTTTTATAAACTGAACGTTCATCCACTCTTTCTTCTTCAACTAAACTATGCAAGTCTTTGATGGCCTTTACTATATTTTTTAATATAGTAGATTTATTCTCATAAGAAATATTATTATCTACTAAACTAATAGATTCTAGACGCTCTATTTGAAATGGATCAAAAGAATATACTTTTGGTATATTTGAATAGTTATTTCTAATAACAAAATTATACCAATTTTTTTCTTTTTTAGCAAGATCAATGCCAGTTTTATCTAGTGGAACTTTTTCAACTATTGTATCTGTAAATATAACCCTATTAAAAGGTCTGCTTTTTTTATTTTTTATTTCATTATCTTCATATTCTTTCCTAAGTCCAAATTCTTTTGTACTGAACAAAGGTATTTCAACAAAAGACTTTCTTTTTTCCTTTAACCATCTAACAAACTCCCCAGATCTTGGAACTAAATTCAACTCATACTTATTCTTAAATATAAAAAATCCAGCTACTCCTTGATTGATAGAAGGTGTCTCTATTAGAGATTTTTCTATATAAGACCACCTACAATTAAAGTCCTGAGAAATTCCTATGAAATTAGTACTAACTTCCTTTGGTAGCTCTATATCGCTTAGAATTAAATCAGACCATATCAAAACGAAAGGCTCATCTTCTTCTATAAAAAATAGTGAGTCTTCTATCCCAGAACAAGTACCAGACTCATTTGTTTTAATTATATTAAATTTTACTTTCGCATATTTTTTGAGGTACCTTTTAAATACCTCATGCTTATAGTCTGATATAATTATAAATTCTGAGTCTGGAAATTTGTCAAACAAGTGAAATAATATTGGCTTTCCATTTACTGAGACTAATGCTTTTGGCTTATTAAAGGTATGCTTTTCTAATCTACTACCTTTCCCTCCAGCTTGAACAATAATTTTATTCATATCAATCTATTATACTCCAGTTTCTTTTAGTAGTTGAAATTAGCCAATAGGGATAATTCCTAACTTTTGAATGATAAAATAATTTATTATCTTTTATAGTTGGTAAGCATTCAATTAATGCATTAAATGAACTTTCCATACAGTGTATTTCTTCTGCATTTTCTAGTATAGAAATCATTGAAAAAATTAATTCACTGGGATCGTTTTTTATAATTTTATAATTATTTGGATTACTAGGATTTAATGCAAATCCTCTAGCAATATCATCATGAACAAATATATATGGTTCATTATCTGGGTTTAACTTCTTAAATACTCTATTTTCATCTTCATAACTTCTTTGAAAACTAAATTTTTTCCATCTGTTTTCAAAATTTATATCTGCCAGCTTATAAAAATTATAGTCAAATTTTTGCTCTAAAAATTCCTCTGTTATTTCTAAAGACTTATGCACTAATTCCCAATACTTGGAAAAACCAATCTTCATTGTATTTTTATTTTTTGTAAAAAAAGAAAAGTAGTCTTCTTCTCCTGCGGACTTTAACATTGGAAAACAAAATATCCTTGATTCATTGTCATACATTCTTTGAACGCTAAGAAAAATATTTTCTTTTACAAATAACACGATTGAATCATGCTTTTCTAGAAGACTCCTAATCAACCCGTTACAAATAATATGATCTCCAAGCCCCTGATGAGTTAATACACAAATCATAATCTATCCACCTATTCTATTCTTGTTTAGGAAATTATAAATAAAATCTAGTGTTGGATTCTCATTAAATAATTTCTCATTTAATATATTATAGCACATTTCTTTATTTTTTTCAAGTGTAAGTATGTAATCAAATAATTCTTCTGCATTTTTATAATCATAAAAATTTATAAAACTTTTATAATTAAAATCTCTAGCAACAGATTCTCGGTCTCCATAATAGATGGGAATACAACCAGCAGTCTTAGCCTCTAATAATTTTTCTGTTACATATCCATCAGCTATTGTATTTTCAAAGCATATATTATATTTATAGCGTTCTAAGAGTTTAACTTTATCTCCAGAATAAGAATTTCCAAAAACTGCTCCATAGCCATGAACTGGAGCTAGTTGATTTAACTTTTGAGCTACTTCAATTCTATTTTTAACTGGATTTCCAATTACGATAGAGCAAAAGTTTTCTCTATTTAAGACTTCATCTGGATCCCATTTTTTTATCAGCATCTCTGGAGTTATTCTCGCATGAGGAAAGTCAGGTTGATTCCACCAATTTATATACAGATACCAAATTGGAAGTCTTAAGTTTTTCCCTCCATAAGAGTCTATGTCAAAAGAAAAGGAGAAATCACAGTAATGGGGCGGTCTATGATTTTCTCCTGTATAAAATATCTTTATAGCTTTTTTATTGATACCCTGTGCTAGGTGCTCAAGGCCAAACGAGGAGAATACAATGACATCAGCCTCTTTTGCATCAGAGCCGAAGTTGATTTCTCGACTATCAAAATAATCTGAAAATAATAAATTAAACCAGTTACAATTAGGGTCGAAGCCAGGCCAGAAATCCAGATATGCTATATTCATATTAACTCCTAAAATAATTTACTAAAAAATTTCTATCAAACCTAATAGCTTGTATTACATTCTGTAAGTCTGGGTTACATTTACTCAATAACACTCCTAGCTCTTCAAATGCTTCATTCTGCATATATCCTGTTCCAGGGGGGTGGTCTACAGTAAACTCATAATCTCGCATAACTAATCTTTTCTGAAGGTAAGAATTACCACACAGGATTAAATCTAAGCCCCAGCCGTACTTCATAAAAGATAAATCAAATGGATTCTGTTTTAGAGTATTAATTATATCTCGATGTATAAACCATATAGTGCAATCTGGATTTGAAACAGCTCGAAGATTCGTATCTTCTGTAAATCTAATAGTCTGAATATCTGCATTTTGTGAGCTATACCAAGTATAATCTACATTAGGAGCATATATGCCCCATTGATATTTTTCATAATATTTTTGTGCGGCATCAACTAACTCTTCCCATCTATCAAATTCTATATCGCCTTGAATGTGAAAGAAAATATCGCCATCAAACATATTTACTGCGGTTAAAAACTGCTCTGCAAAATATGCTTGTTCTCCTATATTTGTCCACTGAGGCTCATTGTGTAGCTCATCGCTATTAATAACATCGACTCGATCAAATATTTTCAGTAATGAAGATTCTATTTTCTTTGTTTTATCATATTGATTTCGCCAGTTAAAAATAAAAGGTTGTATATTTAATGACATACTATATCTCCCATGGAATCCTTAAGTTATAATTCCCATTTTGTGTTTGACTAGAATTGCCAGCCATTTGTGATTGTTGAATTGCAATTGGTGGCTCTAACCAATATACCGAGATATGATTTTCTTGAACTGCTCTAGTAAACTCTTCGTCAACTGGCACTCTGATTTGCTTTAGATTATTATAGAAATAATCTATTGCTGTATTTGTAAAAATTAAGCTATCGGCACATCTAAACTGATTAACTCCAGCTATGATATTTTCTCCACTTTCGGACTTGATCCTATATCCCATTCCACAACCAATTGATATTACATTTAAGTCTACTTGCTCAGTCATCTTTAATATTTCGTTAACTTTACTTATAAAGTCTGGGTGTAGAAGAACATCGCTTTCTAATGTCAATATTCTATTATATCCTTTTTTATAGGCATCTTCAAATATTTTAATAAAATTAATAGCTATTGAAGCTTCTGAATTTCTAATAGGATATCCAGTTCTCCAAGGGTAATATTTTTCCAATGTCCCATCTCTGAGTACATAAGAATCAACCTCTTCTTGTGTTAACTCTGTACCCCATTTATAGAATGATATCTCGCCATTAATATTATTACTGTCTAGCCATTGTTGCCATTTTTCATACTTATCAGCTTCATATTTTTCAGAACATATAATATAAACTCTATCTATATTTATCATCTAGTACTCCACTCTTTCAAAATCCAACTTGAACTATTCTTTTTATCTTCGCCACCAACACCAAATTCAAATATTAAACTTTCATCTATGACAGACATCTCGGGAATATTGTTCGCAGTTCTATCTCCACCATTAGCAAAAATAATTTTATCTTGTCTAAATATATTTCTAGTTTCTCGTATAGCTTCACAAGCAGATCCATCATCGTCATTAAAACCAATAGTCAAATCTACCATTTTTAGATTAGATATTATTGCATTTCGCTCATAAAAAGATAAAAATGATTTACCCTTTTTTCTAGTTAGCCATTCATCACTATTAAGCCCAACTACGAGTAAGTCTCCTAGTCTCTTGGCTGAATTAAAATAGGCTATATGACCAGAGTGTAATGGATCAAATCCACCAGTAACTAAAACAATTGTTTTTGACACTATCCTCACCCTAACCCATTTAGTACGCTACAATAATCTTCTGCTGCTTTTTTATTCAGAAACTCTAGCTTGAATCCAGCTGGTCCAGTATAAACTTTTTCAACAGGACATACATATGATTCCCTTATAATACGAACCTGATCGCCATACTTCTCATCTAAAAACTGGATAAAATCCATTGCTCGTTGAGCTTTTAACAAATGAGCCTGAAGAAGCCAGTCTTCTTTAAATCTATAATCTTTATGATATACTATATAATTTTTGGATTTTAACACATCAATCTTAAACGCCATCTCTTCTAGACCTCCTGACTTTCTTAGGTTCATATCCTATAAAGAGTTGTGTTTTAGGGTCAACAATAGGTCTAGCCGTGCCTTTAATTAAAGTTAAAAAGACAGGAGAGGTAGTAAGTTGTTCTAGCTGGGCATCATAAAACTTCATTTCTTCGTCGGCTCGAGCCCATCTATCAGTGTGAATTCCCATCTAGCATTCCTCCATCTAGTGCTTTCTTAAAATTGTCATTTAGTTGAACATCATTGAGCTCAGCCCATTTAATTTTTTGTGGAGGATTTTTTAGCGTATTATAAAACTTAGACTTTTGTTCAATATAAAAATCTATTTCTTCTTCTATTCTTTTTGAAGTTTCAATATCTTCATCTGCAAGCTTTGCATAATATTCTGCTTGAGCTAGAAACCATTTCTGCATAGACTTCTTTTTACGAGATCTTCGCTCAACAAATTTCTTGTATGCTCTCATCTCTGCAATAGTTAAACCAGTAAACTCACTAGCATGAACTCCATCATCTGGATGTGCCTTTGCAGTTCCTGTAACAGTAATTCCTTGTTTAGATAGTGTTACCTGAGCAATCTTTTTTTCTGAATCATAGTTGAAAATTGCTTTCATAGTCAAACTCCCTTTTCTCTGTATGATTAATTTCTTCTTTGCATCTAATACAATAAATGCGTTTTAAATGCCCACGCTCTCTTTGCTTTGAGGCTTTGCGTGGTAGTGAAATAGAATTATTACATTGAGTACAGTTAAAAGTTGATATGGTAAAGTGCCTCATCAATATCACAATCCTTTTTGGTTTATAATTAATTATATCATGAATTGTTAATTTTGTCAATAAAAAAAAGCCCTCACAATGAGGGCTTAATATTTACTGAACAATTCCTCTGCTAATTAGAGTTAGTGTTCTTGCAGCTTCCTGAGTTGCACTACTTTTCAATTTTAAGTAATTAATTCCTAGTGTATTATCAGAATCAAGAACTATATACTTGTCAGCAGAAGCTGATATTGTAATTGCTACTCCATTAATATTTACTACATCTCTATATGTGTTTCCATCTGAACTTGCTAAAATGCTGATACTAGCTGTTGTCCAAGCCGAAGGCATTTCTATTGCTAACAAAGTGTTTCCTGCTAGATATACAGCATCAGAAAAAGTACCAGAAGCCGCAATAGAGGCTGTTTTTACTGCAGATGCATATGACACTAGAACCCCTCCTTATTTCTTGTCATTTCCTTTTCCTGCAAACAATAATCCATTTAGAGCCCCAGTAACAAATATAGCTATATTCTTAACCATATCTATGAAAGCTGCCTCACTTGGTGATTGTTGCATCGGCTGATCTACGAAAAGAACGCCTGTGATTCCTGTTATAACAATTAATCCTAGAATAGAAATAAAAGCAATAGCAATATAATCTCTGTTTATCATTGTTATTTTCCTCCCATAAATTTACTTGGTATTAAATAATAACCTACTCGATCAGCATCTACTATCAAGTCTTGTATCAGCTGCTCATTACCAGAGTTTAAAGCCTCAATATATCTCAAGTTTTGACCCTCTATATATTGTTTCAAACTCAATCCTTCTACTCCGCCTCGCTCAATCCATTCCTGAACACGAGCTCTTTTAAATGCGACTGGAAATATTTGAAGCTCTACAGAGTTCCAATATCTTTGTGGATATAGGTCATAGGTGCATATTCTAATCTCCGAGCATATTGGAGGATTACACTGTGGCAAAGCCCAGTTTTCAAAATCTTTACATTCATATCTATTTATTGGTTTGTTTGTGCAAGATAGAGAAAATGTTAAAATTAAAATTAAAGTTAGTAGTATATAACGCTTCACATATTGTCTACTCCCTTTCTTTTAAGACTTTTATGATTCCTTTCAGCCTTTGCGGAAGTGGTAGTCCCATTCGCCCATAATTTTCAACAATTGAAATTAGTTCATTAGCTATAAAAAAGTACAAGCTTCCATACATGATAACATCAGTACCCATAACTCCATCTATTTGATGTGAGAGAGCTACTATTGCTACAGTAGCAAATTTTTTAATTAATCCCTTAAAACCCACTGCACTTGATAGACCTTGTCCACTAATAGCTGCAGCACCAATACCCGAAAGATAGTCTAATACTATAACAAAAAAGAATAGGCTAAGCAAAGCCGACCACCCTCCAAACAGGAAGGTAATGGCTCCTCCAAGAAGAGCCACGATCCCATTAAGTATATTCTGTTTCACTGATTAATTTCCCTCCAAAGCCTCAATTCGGGCAGTAAGTGATTTAATTTGTTCTTGTTGTTGTTTTACTATGGACATTAAGTAGATAGGTAACTTGTCATATGCAAAATAGTCTGGAATACCCTCAGAATCTTCTTGATATAAATGAACCAGTCCTAATTCCTTAGCTTCTTCTGCAATAAACCCTATTGTAGGCTTTGCAGCGGCTCCATTATATTGAATATCAGTTTTAAATTTATATGTTTTTGGTTGTAACTTTAAAAAGTTCTCAGTATCAAATTGTAGATTTTGAATTTCTTCTTTAATTCTTCTAGATGATCCATCCGTTCCAACTGTGTATGGAGTTCCAACTCCACCAGTTCCAGCTATCCTTAAAATTCTTGGATTTGCGTATGGAGCACCTGTTACATTTAATCCATATATATTAGAGTTTAAAGTTAGGTTTGATGATCCATCTACATTAAAACCAGTTACATTTACTGAAGCTCTAAGTGCTCCAAGAGCGGCAAATCCCATATCATTTGTCCCAATGCGATATATGCCCGTATCTGTATCACTACTAAAATTAATTCCTGGATTACCTGCATCTCCATCAGAAAATCCAGTAGGTCCCACAATCGTACCTAGTATTGCAGATCCGCTGACATTTAATGATGAAGCTGTTATTCTACCACTAGCATTTAATCCAGTGACGCTAACAATATTAGGAAGCCCTATTGTTATAGCTCCAGATGCAGTTGTTACATTAATTTCATTTGTAGTTCCAGAGATAAAAGCTTTAGTTAATCCATTGCTACTGTTACCAATTAAAATCTGACCAGAGGTATAAGTGCTTTCTCCAGTTCCACCTTCTGCCTCAGTGAGTGCATTTGTTAGATTTAAAGTGCCAATGTTAACAGTTCCACTAAAAGTCGGATTAGCTATTGTTGAGATAGTGACTGCACCCGTTCCAGTGCTGACTGCCATATTTGTTCCAGCTACCAAAGAAGTAACTCCATTATTATTTATTGTTGGTGTTGATCCTTCTCCACTATTTCCTGATAGTGTTATCGCAGATCCAGCAACAAGTGATTCAACATAACTACCTGTGGTATCAGTTCCAAGAGCTACTGAATTGGCAGCAATTAATGCTGTTAGAGTACCATTCCCCAGATTGGTCAAAGTAACATTTCCAGTTAAATCGCCACCCAAAGTTATAACAGGACTCTTTTGAACTACTACCCCACTACTAACTGTACCAGTGCTTAAAGTTTTATCAGTTAAAATTTGAGCCCCACTAGTGACAGCTAATACTCCACTGAGATTCGGAACAGTTAGATCGACTTCTACTCCTGGGCTAATTGAACCTAATTGAAGTTTCATAGTCTTAGTATTATCACTGCCATCAGCAAATGTAGTTGTTCCGTCAATAAGGGTTTTATTTGTTAATGTTTGAGTATCACTGGTTCCAACGATAGTTCCACTTGGAGCTGTAACTGTTGTAAAAGGACTAGTACCATTTCCAAGTAAAACGCCTGTTAAAGTTGTTGCTCCACTCCCACCCCTACCAACAGGAAGCGTACCGCTAACTTGATTAGTTAAACTTGCACTGCCTGCAGTAATAGCTCCAGAAGAAGCTAGCACAACACCATTTAATGAAGTAGTTAGAGTAGTAGTTCCTTTTACGACTAAGTTTGAAGAAATATCTAGTGAGCCCGTGATCGCGACTGATCCACTAATGGATCCAGCCGATACCCAAGAAGGCGTTCCTCCAACTACCTGTAGCACCTTTCCTTCATTTGCACTAGGTGCTGCATCTGATGCCAATAAAAATCCTCCATTATTTAGTGTATAACTAGCTGTGCTACCAACAAAAGTTAGAGAGCCAGTTCCAGTTCTAACAATAGAAGCAGTATTGTTTCTTACAGTAAATCCACTGGTTGATGCTGACAAAGAAACAGCGTTTATACTATTAGCTGTAGCAGTTCCTAGACTTGGAGCTATAAAAGTTGAATTAGAAACCGTAGATGCTGTAATTGTAGCAAAATTTATATTTGAATAAGTTAGTGTCGCAGACTGTGCAAATACTAACGCTCCTGTGCCAGTTTCATCTGTTACTGCTGCTCTTAAATTAGCACTACTAGGTGTTCCCAAAAAATCTCTTATACTAGAGCTAATGCCAGTAACATACTCAATACCTGTTACTGGTAGAAGTGAGTCCCATTCAGCACTAGATGTATTATATTCTTTCATTTGTAATTTCTTATTTGCCATTCGACCTTTTCATCTCCTCGTGAATAGACTTTCTCCTTTAAATAAAAACAAAGAGAGGTCAGTTCTTTTAGAATGACCACCCCCTATTTTAGGAAAAAATTTTATTCAAATTTCGATATATATATTAGGACTTGTAATTTTACCATGTATAGGAAAAATGAAGCCGTCTCACGGCTTTAGATTGCTATCTCTAATTTAACAGGCTCTTGATTAACAGGCTCATATCCTAGAAGCTCAAAATCATCAATATTGACCTCATAGAAAGGTTTTTTATTTAAGATTAACTTTGGTATTCCCACGTCAGTTTGAACGTCTGCAAGCTGTTCTGCGTAGGCTAAATGCCTATCATAGATATGAAGGTTATTAACAAAATGAGTAAACTTTCCTAACTCTAATCCACACTCTGCAGCTACCATCATTTGAAGAGCCACATATTGAATCTTATTAATATGTCCAGCCGCAAGATAGTCGCTGGATCTTTGTATCAAAGTCACGTTTAATTTATTATCTGATATAGACCACAGCGTTTCATAGGCACAAGGATATAATCCATCACTTGCATATAAATCAGTCCAATCCCATAGTGTCATAATTAGTCTGCGTGAATCTGGGTTGGCCTTAATCTCTTTGATTAGGTTATCAATTTGATTAAACTTTTTTACTGTGTAGCCATATCTCAAACCAATAGTTCTGGGGTGTTGAAGGCTTTCCCACTCATCCCACCATGAGATTCCATACTTTGACTTCAGTAAATCTATGTCGTTAGATTGGTCTTGATAAATCCATAGCATTTCTTTGATAGCACTTTTCCAAGCAATTTTACGCAGTGATGTTAGAGGAAATTCTCCAGCTGCTAGGTCATATGTTTCATGTACTTGAGTTATAAATCTACTATGTGCTACGGTGCCATCAGGCCATACGGGTCGTGGATTTTTATCCCAAGACCCCACCCTTAAAATAGTCTTAATATTATCCTGAAACAGTTGATCGACTTTGTTCATTTTGCCTCCTATGATTTTCTTCACATTCTTTACAAATACGCATATCTCCAGAAGACATCTCTTCTTGAGGTATAACATAGCTACAACTATCACAAATATCATATGCATAATTAAAACAATCAGAACAAATGCTTCTATCTTCTTGTGAAACCCAATACATATCTTCCTCACGATGACCATTTGTTTCACATCTATCACAGAAGCTAGTTTCTATCGGCATACAGTGATAACAAGCAAAAGACATAGCGTCTTCTATTGGATTCTTACCACAATGTAAACAGGGAACTACTGTACCTATTAAAATCTTCTCAGATTCGCTATCAGTTGAAAGAGTTCTAGTAATAAAACCATTTGATCTAGCTATGTCATTATAGTTCTGAGCATCTCGTACTTTTGAAATTACGCTGTCTGAGTTTTCAAGATTTTGAATTTCAGAATCCTTAAATTGTGGATATATTTCTTTAATCATTTCTACTAGTTGAGTTTCAAGCTCATATGAATAAAATGGATAGTGCTTCGATAATACTATTCGATTTCTTGTTTTATCTATATGTACTAGAACCCTCCATTTTTTAGAGTTCCATCGAACCCCACCCCAGTCTAGCTCTTGTAGTTCTGGCGAAGCCAGATAGGCTACTAGAGTTGTTTGGTCACACATTAAACTTAAAGTACCAGAGGCATACTCTCCATCTAGCGACTGACATGAACGCCAGTTCTCATTGTTGTGCGACATTGAAAGATAGTCTAGAGGGTGAATGGATAGAGATAGATTTCCAGATAGTCTAGAGCCATTTATAATCTGTGAGTATTTAGTTTGAATGTGATATAGCATATGAGCAGAATCTTCTTTAATGAAATACTTTAATACTTTGGAAATCTTCATACCCTGCTGAAGCTTCAAGCTTTTTATGCCATCAATGGTAGCATCACTAAATGAATAGACTTCATCATGTATACTTAATAGCATATAAAAGGTTTTTGTAATCTTGTTTTCAAAGAAGCCATCTACTCCATTGACTTCTAAAAAGTCATATAAAACCTTCTTATTATAAAATCCACTAATCTTATCAATAAATTCACGCATCATTTTTAACTTTGAATCTTCTTTTATTTCTACCACTATATTCTGTCTTGTATAAATATATTGATTGCCTAGGTCTTCAAATAGAGAAGCCTTATTCTTCTGATATTTATCAAAGGAAAAAAGAACAGGAGAGGATATATACCCTCCTATCGTATCTCTGAAATCTTGTTGTATTTGTTCGAGACCTATCATGTTAATACAGCTCCTTTACTTGGAAAAATATCTTCTGCGCAATCTATACACATCTCGGCAAACTCGGGTCTATCTGACATGCGGTACCATGCAGTACTCTTTCCGCAAGCTATACAATAGTCTGAGTAGCTTGATGGATCCATCCCATAATACTCATCACGACTATTCCACTCACTTTGAGCTCTTGGAGTATAGTGCTTTGGAGCTTCCATATATTCAAAGAATTGAGGATTAGCTTTTTGGTCATCTAGTATACTAGCTACTTTTGTCATTGTGTCAACTAGAACATCGACCATGACTATCTCGCTGGTACTATGCTCAAAGTTATATCCTGCTGAAAGATTGACTCCTGCAAAGCCCCAATCTGGACATATCTCACAGATATCAGTATAAGTTCCTAGATGCGTTTTGAATCCAAAGCCGTTAATATAGTTCTCGAAAGCAAGACTATCCAAATAATAGTATACAGCTTCTTGGGAGCCTTTGCGGTCAAACTGAATAGCAAAATTAATCTGTTGCTTTGGCATAAAATCTACAATCATCTTGCGAGCACCTATACCACCAATCTCTTCATTCCAAGTGAACGCTATATGAGGTCTATATCCCTGCATCACTAACATTACAATAGCAAATACACCACAGCGATCATCGGCACCAATACCTACAGGCGACCACATTCTATGCTTTTTTGCATCATGAAATATATTGTCTAACTTGGGTTTAACTTTATGAACTGTGTCTAGATGAGCCACTAATAAAACTGGAATATCACCCTGAGCATATAGATAGTGAACATCATCTTCTGTTATCTCTTCTTCTGTATAATAATCTAATAAAAAATCATACAAAAAATCATGAAGCTGTTCTTGCTCAAGAGTAAATAGTGTTTGTAATAATTCTATTTCTGATTGTCTTAACATTACTATTCCTCCTCTAATTCTTCATCCCAATAGTCTTCATCATCTTCTGAGCTTTCATAGTAGATCCATTCTGCTGATTCTAAATCTCTACTACAACCACAAGCACATGGAATTTTTTCTACTCCTACATATAAATGTTGGAATGATTCACTATTGTAAAGATCTCCTATGCTCTCATATTTATCAGGCATTACTATTCTTCCCCTGCTAAATGAGTTTTCATATATATCATTATACCATAATCTAGTGCCATTGTCAGTTTCAATATTTTCTACTACTTCTCCCAAATCACTAACATTCTTTTTATGAACAGAATAATTTTCACCAAAGATATCTATTAACATTTGAGATATAGTTCCTGCATTAAAAGAATTACTATTAGGATATTGGCGACTTTGAACTGCATAGTCTTCTCCAATTAAAACCATTTGTCTCCAAATCTTATCTGAGTACCAAGTACCACCAATAGGAACATCCTTAGTTTTAACATATCCTACAACACTACAATAATCTAGCATATACGCTAGTGTGCCTGTACGAAACTCGCCATCGAGAGCATGGCATGATCTCCAACCAGATTGATTCTCTGACATGGTAATATAATCTACTGGATCTATTGATAGAACGGCAGTGCCAGTAAATGAAAACTTTTGAACTATCTTTGAATATTCTACCTGTACAAAGTCACTTTCACTTTTAGGAACTAATCGAGGAAGTATTCTTGAAATCTTCATTCCTGCATTAAATTTAGTACCAAAAAAAGTTAGTGTTTCATTAAGATAATTCTGACCTATTTCTTCTGGTGTAACAATATTATCTTGAAAAAATATAGTGACCAATGAAAATTTTGGATCACTCTCAATTTTTCTGATAAAGTCATGATAAATAATTTTACTGATTTGTTCTTCTGAAAGAGTTCCTTGAACCTCACGCTCTATCTTTAACTGCTGTCCGAATTTTTGAAATATATGATTATTTACACGACTCCATCTTTTTACATGACCTCTCATATTAGCCGTCTGATTTTCATTGGATAGCATATTAATAATCTTATTAAGATTTTCTACATTATACTCAAGTTCACTCAATAACATATTAAGCACACCCTTCCAATAATTTTATCATATCTTTAAGAGAATATCTTGGCATTAAAATTCTTTCTACAAAAACTGAACGAGCATCACTAAAAAATTTAGTATAATATTTTTTAACCAATTCATCAGTTAAAACTTCGGGCTCTATAAACTCTATAATCTTTGAAGTTGTATGAGTACGAAAACCTACAGAACTCTCTTCTTGAATTCTATTCATATACTTATCGAGAGTTTCACTTGTAAATTTAGATACTGCATTTTTAGTTAATGTTATATCTGATATGCGATAGTATTTACCAAGGTCAAGAACATCTTGAATATCTGAAATTTTGAACTTATTAATGACATCAATATCAATATGAAGATTGCCTTTCGTACCTAGATATAGATTATTTATTAATTGTACATCTAGCTGGGTTAAAACAAGCTCTCTAAAAATACTACCATGAACAGCATTATTTATAAATGATTGGAATGTAGAACTATCTGAATCAAATCTTTTATCACAATAAACTTTTAAGAATATATCTGTTAGAGAATTAATCTCTCGATTTAATAAGAATAAAGATGTTCTTTCTTGAAGAATATCTAGTTGACAATCTAAAAATTTTAGAGTAAATCTGTCTTTTAGTCTTCGATATGTTCTTATATTAATAGAGCCAAGAATTTCAGAAAGAATTGAATTTTTTCTATCTTCTCTTAATGGCAAGAAATTTTCTAAATAGTGGTCTAGTCTATCGGCAAAAATAGACCATAGAAATAAAGCAAACATTATTCTGTAAGGATTGGAAATAGCTTTTATTGATTCTTTTAATGAAGCCATATCTGCAATCTTGGTATCATAAACTTGTTGAAATAATTCTTTTAACATATCTATTTCTTCAATATCATATACGTCAACAATAGCTCCTATTATCAAATGAGAAAGCTCATCTTGCCTTTTACACATTTCAATATATTCATAAGCTCTCATAATAAAACCTCCTATTTAATATTATATAATAATTATAACATGAATTTACTAGTTTATCAAGAGCTTAAAGTAGAATAGAATGGTAGTGCTTGCACAGCTCGATCTTTCCTTTTTGCTTCGACCATTACTATAACTTGTTCGGGATTGAATTTAGCTAGTGCATTGTGTAGAGCTACTGCATCGTCACGAAGTATGAAGTCTGCATGGGCATGACGAGGAGATCCTGCAAGTTCTGAGCTGATGTGAGTCTTAGGTGTTCTGTTTGGAGCCCATGTAGCAAGAGCTAATCTGATGGCTGTATCAAATGTCATATCTGGAGTAGGCTTGTAAGCCCAGTGAGCTGTATCTATAACGACTGGTATTCCGATAAGATTACTAATGATAAGGCAGGAGTCGATTGAATGGGCACTCTGGTCATTCTCTACTGCGAGAAAAGATTGGGCTTGTGGGTTGAGCAGGGAATAGTGGCGGCAAAAAGCTTCACATGCTAGTTGGTTTGTGGGGTAGGTGGATCGGGCTCCGACATGAGTCAAAAGAGTAGGAGTGTTAACAAGTTGCATCAGTGTGAGGATTTCGCCATATATATTAAAGTTTTTAACTGTATTTTCTACGACATGGGGAGTTGCTGAATTGAGAACGAAGAATTGGCTGGGGTGAAAGCTCAAATACATGCCATATTGATTAGCTATTTGGCCGCACTCCCATAAATCTTGGGCGAACTCTAGTACGTCATAGTAGCCTAGATCTGCCATGGGCAAAAGGCTGTCGGGCAAGCGATAAGCCAACATATTAGCTTGTGCATTTTTGTGCAGTAAAAGTTTAAGAGATTGAAGATTGGCACGAGCCTTAACACGAAGATAGTCTCCACGCTGCGACTCTGGTAGCTTATTGATATATGTTAAAGTTGATGTAGAGCCTGTTTTGATTTGCGGATTAAGTTCGCTGATACAAGCATAGCCAAATATGATTTCCATAGCTTTACAACCTCCTTCTCTATATATATTATAACACGATGAAACTAAAAGGTCAATAAAAAAACAAAATGCCACACCTTTTGGGCATGGCATATTATGTTAACTAGCAAAGACTGAGACTATTAGGCGAGCTTATACTTCTTTGGAGATCCGCCTAAATCTTGTAACTTTCCAGCATCGACCAATTTCTTTAGTCGAGAAGGAATTTGACGAGCAGTCAAGTCTTTTACTAGGGGACTTAAATCTTTATTTTGGAATTCAACGCCACTAAAATTAGCTTCGATGATGTCCATAATTCCACTTACTTCTGATGTAGTAACTTTGCTTTCTGTCGCTCTTTTAGGAGCTCCACTAAAGTCTGTTTCTACTTGCTCCATTACTAAATTAAAATTATCTTCTTTTAAGCCCTCTACATTACTAATTAAATAATCTCTGATTGACATTATTATCTCTCCCCATTACATATTTTAGTTAATTTTACTGCTTCTTCTTCATGCTTAAAGTCGATGTGCAGTCCGAGTATTCTTTCATATCTAGGTCCCCAATTTATTCTGATGGAAACATCATAGTTATCTTTCAAGAATTTAACATAGTCATGAACTGACTTGATGTTCAAAGTCTTGGCTGGCTCTCGCCAGTTATAGATACTCGATAATCCTTCAATGGTTACATAGTATGGATACTCTCGGTCTTGCTGAGTTATTGCAGGCCTACGAGCAACTCGATATCTCATTGAACTTCATCTCCTTGTTTAACTTATAATATAATTATATCATAATTATCACAAGTTATCAAGGGCTTATTTGAATTGCATTTCGACGTTTAATTGCTTAAACAATCGCTCTAGTTCGGCTCTAGCCTCTTCGGCATCTTCACCCTGAATGTGAATAACATTGGGTCGTGTATCTGTAAAGGAGGTGAATACTCCCATTATAGACTTTGCATCAAGCATACCTGTTGCAGTTTCTAGAACTATGGCTGAACGATACTTGCCAGCTATTAAAGCTATCTCTGTGACTAATGGTTTCACTTAAAAGCTCCTTTTGTTATTATTACAATGATTGTAGTAACCACTATAAAACAAAGAATAAAGTTAATTTTAACCACTCCTCAGTTTGAAGTTACAAATAGTAGTTGAAAGAATGGAATGGCTAGCAGTGTTATTTTTCCATAGCCCATTGATGCTCTCCATAGGAGAGTGGGGGGTACTACCCACCCATTTCCATCTCTTAAATTAAATGTAACTATTAGAAGTGATTTATTCCACTCAAGCTTGATAAGGCTCACCTGCCGCCTTCTTTGCATCATAGATAGCTTTGAATTCTTTTTCACCAAAAGGAAATACTCCCAAGTGACCAAACTCTAAAGTGGTATCTACATACATAGGAACGCCAGCTTGTTTGAGTTTATAACAGAAGCTTAGATCTTCACCTAGTCCGCCTCCAGCTTGTGGAAAGAAATAGGGAGCCTCAATATTCTCAAACACTTCTCTGCGTATAAGCACTGCTGCCATGCCGCAACCTTCAATATTGAGAAGGCAATTTGGTGGATACTCTAATGGAACTTGAAGCTCTGGTTTGCCATCGACAATATCTACTTTTGTATAAAAACAAGGCTGATATGGATATACTCGCTTAAATGC